TTATAATGCAATCTTTTTGTCGAACATCGTGTTTATTTTTTCTTCCGTCTTTTCCTTCTGCTCGTCCAGGTGGGCATATATCCTCATTATCATCTGTATATCTTTGTGACCCATCAGCTCTGCAGCCTTCTTTGTCGAGATCCCGGAATAGTATAGCAATGTGCAATAATTATGACGGAATGTGTAGGCGGTCAAGTCCGTGGCTTTTATCTTCTCATTGCCTCCCATCTTTGCGTTTATCTTGTTCCGTATCGCATCAAATAGGAGCCTGAAAGCAACTTTACTTATTAATCCTCCGTCACTCTTAGTAAACAGATAAAGTCCGTCTATGGTCGATATATAGCTTTGTATCTCGGAGAGGAATGCATCTGGAATGACAAGCTCTCTTTTCCCGGCCTGGGACTTCGTATCCTTTACCACAGCCTTATTCACATCAAATACAATGGCCCGGCTGATTGTGAGAGTCTTTTTTTCAAAGTCGAAATCATTCCGCATCAGGGCAATCACTTCTTCCCGGCGCAGTCCAAAATAATATAGTAAGCCGACAAAAGCAGATTCCTTTTCGGTAAAGTCGCATTTCTTCATGGCCTCCACTTCCTTATCGGTCAGGGCACGTTTCTCTGATTTTGTCTTTGCTGGAAGCTCAATATCTTCGCATGGACTCTTTTTGATGATATCATCCCGGATGGCTGCCTTTATGATTTGCCGGAGTGTCAGCATGATCTGTTCGCAGGTCCTCCTTTTGCTTCCCATATCGTTAATAATCCATTGTATATCGGAGTGGGTTACATCCACAAGCCGTTTTGTGCCTATTTTAGGGATTATATGCCCTTTAACAATCCAGGCGTACATTTGCTTAGTATTGGTGGACTTATTGCTCTTATAGGTCTTGAGCCACTTCTCGGCATATGATTCCACGGTAACTTCATCTGGCTTTTTATAGGTTCCGTTTTTTAAGTCCACTTTCGTATCAATGATTAGTTTTTCCAACTTTGCGCTGCTGGCAGCATACAGCGGAATAGATATTGCCCTTCCGTTATCATCATGCTCCCCGGTGCGTATCCGGGTGTGGTATCTTCCGTCAGATCGCGGTGTGTATTTTTGTTCTTTTGCTTTAGCCATAAAATCACCTCCCGGCTATGGCGTTATGCGTCCCAGGTATTTCCACAGCCCTGGCAGACACATTTTGTTATATGCGTTGTGGTAGTTTTATACCGTTTCGGCCTGAATAATTTAACGATAATTGCCGGGATAGTGAAAATTAACCACTTTATAGGAAGCCACCACCAGGCAATAAACAGCCAATAGATAATTCCCCGGTGCTTTGTTTTGAGCGTCATCTCCGACACTACCTGCGTATTTACATTTTCTGAATTACATTTTGGACAAGTCATATTGTCTCCCCTTCTCCATCCACAATATAGGACGGCATAAAATAAAATAAGTGATATAATAATCAGCATGGACATAAAAATTATATATCATATTGCACAAATTAGATACAATAAGGGATTGACCCTTGCCGAACTCGAAAAGATATCAGGTGTTAGTGACAGTCAGATATCCGAAATCGAGAACGGGAACAGGAATCCATCTATATTAACGCTTGCGCGGATTGCAATCGCTCTTAATGTGGATATTGGCGAATTGTTTACGATTTATCCGATATAGTGGATAGGTTATCCAAAAAATATAAAAACACATCTATCTGCGCCCCAATATCGAGCGCATCACTCACAATCATCTCGCCTCCCTTCATAATCCCCATAATATCATCTGGCAACCCTTCTCCTACTATCCTCATAGCTCGTTCCTCTTTCCCTTGTTTTATTTCTTAGCAAGCAACTTGACGATTTCCAACGCCTTTTCTTTGTCTGCTGGACTAAGCTCTTTTGTCGCATCGATTAATGCCATTGTTTCCGGATCAAGCTGCACTTCTTTGATAGGTGTCGGCGTGCGTCCGCCATTGCCCTGTAAATCTTTTAATAGTTGATAGTAGTCCATTCCAAGAATATCGCATAGGTCTTTCAGTGTGCCCAGAGTTACTTTTCTATCTCCGTCCTCATATCTGCGTATTGTCTTGGCGGTTACGTTTAGTTTGCGCGCCACATACTCAAGTGTGAAGCCGTTTTCAAGTCTAGCTGCGTTTAATCTTCTGCCTATCTCAATATATAGTGTACCTTCCATATTGCCGCCTGCCTCCTATTTTTCAATCTCACTTCATGTATAAGTGTAATCCCATTATAAGACACTATTGGACGGAATACAAGAAATATTTTTTAAAAAACGTCCAAATTGGGGTTGACACCTACACACATAAGTGCTATTCTTAAAACGTCCAATACGGACGGCTTACAAAATAATGCCAGGAGGTGATTACATGTTAGACCAGATTACTATTACAGGGGTTGTAACCCTTAAAGAATTACGGATGTTGTTCGGGATGAATCAAGAGGAATTTGCCGAATTAGTGGGCATTCCATACCGCTCTTACAGAAGATACGAACAAAATATGAGGAGTATGAGTGTCAGCAACCTTTTCCAGATTAGCGAAAAGACGGGCGTAGCTCTTGTAAATTTCAAACGTCCGTAATTTTTTTTGCTTTTCAAGCGTCCAAATTGGACGGAATCACGAAGGGAGGGAGCGCAATGAACTATCCCAAGCCGCTCATGTCTATATCAGAATTGACCGAACTGGGATTCAGCCGGGACTACCTAAAAAGGATCGTCCATCATAAACAGGCCGTCAAGTTTGCGAACAGGACCAGCCGGGGCGGTAAGTTTATAATTGATACAGAAGAATTTGAGAAGTTGAGAAAACGAGGGATTTTAATCTAAGGAGGCGATACGTATCAACCTAAAACAAGACATTTTATATCCAGCGTTAACCGGAATCGGATTGACCGCCATGATCTGCGGAATGTGGCTGTACAATGACAAGCCAGTCGAAGCGGAGCCGGTAAAAGCAATGACGGAAATTCAGACCGAAGCAGTGACAATCGAGATCCCGACAGAAGCACCAACAGAAACATCTGTATCATCAAGCATTATCTCTCCAATCGGAGAAGAATTTGACCAATGGTTATATCAATATTGTTCCGATAAAGAAATCAGCCCTTATTTAGTTTTGGCGATTATCGAGTATGAGAGCGATTATGATGCATTGGTAATCGGCGACCAGGGCAAGAGTTACGGCCTCATGCAGATTCAAATCAGATTCCACGCAGACCGGATGGCAAAGTACGGATATACCGCCTCCGATATGCTTCAGCCGATTCCAAACGTGATTGTAGGGGTGGATTATCTATTAGAGTTAATAAGTAAGGGTAATGGGATTGAATGGGCTTTATCGGCTTTTAATGGCGGGGAGCGGTACGCCTGGAACAATGCAGACAGTCCGACACGGTACGCAACGGAAATTATAGCAAGGGCGCAGGAGTTAGCATTTTACGATTAAGGAGGAAGAAATGCTGACATATAAGCCGGACGAACAGATAAATATTATGGATCTGATTCAAGAAGCGGAATAGGAGGGCCCCGCATGACCGAACCACTGAAAACCGCCTACCGCCTCATAACCACAGAAATCAACGGCATCCTGGAATGTTATGACGGAAAGCCCAGCAAGCACTCCCAGACGTATATTTATGCATTGGAGAAGGCGCAGCAGATTATTAAAGAGGTAGCCGAGCAAGAAAAAAGCCCATCAGCGGCAACCGAGGGGCAGGAACAAAAAGTCAATTAAATTATAGCACATAAAGGAGAAAAGTAAAATGAGTAAATGGATTAGCGTAAAAGAAAGATTGCCGGAGGACGAACAAAGCATATTAACCTGCTACTACGATGAATGCCTGGAGGATTTCCAAGTCGGACTGCTTGCATACTACAAGGCCGGAACAGTAATAGATAATAGGGTGGATAGACATCCAGGACACTCAAAAAGTGAAAGGGTATTTAATACACTCTTTAACAAAGAATACGAAATCATAGCGCCGGAGGATGGATTTTATATTGGAGAATGGGATATAGACGGAGATTCGGTTTATAGAAAACACAAGGATTGCATAACTCACTGGATGCCATTGCCGGAAGGACCAAGTAAAGAATTATAGCACGAAATAGGAGGAAATCAATGAAAGTTGGAGATATGGTATTTGAATTTACACTGGGCCGGAGGAATAGTGGCGAGATTATCAAGGAAGTCCAGCAGTACAACGTGATCGGGGCGAATGAGGAAAGATTTGTGATAGATAATTCATGGTTTACATCGTTTGGGGAAAATTCTCTCACAATGGGTAAGCCAGAGGTTTTCGATTGGCGCAGGGAGAACCACCTGGGGATTATCAAGGCGCATCTGTACACAGCTAACCCAAATATACAGGATGGCTTTAAGCAGTGTCAGGATGCCATAAGGGAATACTTTTTTGAATCATTAGAGATAACCGAGGCCATCAACGAGGTAACGCCATGAGGAAAGTATGGATTGAAGTCAAGATAAGGCACGCGAATATGGATATTGACATTCCGGACATGTGCGATGTGAATGATTTTGTGATTGATACAGTCAACGACTGCATGGTGGAATGCGAATGGGATTATAAGGATGAAGTGGAAGTGGGGGAAATGGAATAATGAACAATTTAGAGGTAGTAATTCAGCAGAACTTAGGTGTAATCAATTTTAACTTTGAGGAAATGAAAGCCGGAATCAACGGTATTGTATCAGCATACGAAGGTGCGGTGGTTATGGAAGAATCCATCCCGGCCGCCAAGAAAGAAATTGCTTCCCTTCGTAAAATGCAGAAAGCACTCAGCGATCGCCGTATCGAGGTTAAAAAGGCATTCATGCAGCCATATGATGATTTTGATTCAAGGGTAAAAGAACTGACCGCTTTAATTGATAAGCCAGTCAATTTGATAGACGGCCAGATTAAGGATTTTGAAGAACAGCAGAAGGCTGAGAAGAAAAAGAAGATTGAATATTTATACACAAGTTTGGTTGGCGATCTGCAAGAGTTTCTTCCCCTGGATAAAATCTACAATCCAAAATGGGAAAACAAGACCGTAAGCCTGAAGGATGCAGAGGAAGAGATGTGTACCGTCATGAGTAGTACCAAGTCAGCCATTGAAGCTATCCAGGCCATGAACTCCGAATGCACACAGGCAGCTCTTGAAATCTACAAGACGGACTTGAGCCTGAATAACGCCATCGTTTACATAACTAAGTACGAGACACAGAAGGCTGAAATCGTGGCAAGAGAGGCAGAGAAAAGAAAAGCCGAAGAAGAATCCAAGCGAGAAGCGGAAGTGGCTAGAATCCGCAGGGAAGAGCGTGACAGGGTAGCGGAGGAACAAAGAATCAGGGACGAGGAACGCAAGAAAGCCATTGATGAAATGTTGAGTGTCAAAGCCGTAGTTGAACCGGGTCCTATTCCGACATTTACGGATGAAGAAGATTTGGAAGCGCCGTTTGATGCCGAACCGCTTGAATGGATCACTCCAACAATATATGAGATAGCCGGAACGGATGACGAACTCCGCCAGGTTGAAATGTATATGAATTCCATAGGTGTTGAGTGGAGGCTGAAATAATGGCCAAGTCGCGCGCCTCAAAGCAGAACGGCTATTCCGCATTAATCGGACGGAAGAAACCGCAGAAGGTATCGGCAATGAAAGTTAATAAAGGGAAATCAAAATAGGAGGATACATGGAAAACGGAAAGATATATCAGGCCATCAGCTCCGTAATGAGCGAGATCGGGGCAATCGAAAAGAATAAGAAGAATCAGCAGCAAGGATTTTTTTACCGGGGCGTGGATGACGTAATGAACGCGCTGCAGCCGGCAATGGTTAAGCACAAGGTTTTTATTGTCCCGGAAGTGCTGGATGAAACAAGGGAAGAAAGGCAGACCAAGAGCGGCGGAACAATGTTTTATTCCAGATTAAAAATGGCTTACAAGTTTTTCACGGATGACGGCTCAAATCTTAGCGCCACAGTAATTGGGGAAGCAATGGATTCCGGGGACAAGGTTACGAATAAAGCAATGTCCATAGCGTTTAAATACGTCTGTTTTCAAGTGTTTTGTATACCGACTGAGGAAATGTTGGACCCGGATGCGGAAGCGCACGCAGTAGCGCCAAAACAAGCGCAGAAGCCACAGGCAAAGCAGAAGCCGGAACAGAAGCCGGTACAGAAACCGGAAGTGGAAAGGGAAGCGCTTGAAATCGCCATGCAGCCGATTGACTCCAATAAAATCAAAGTTATCGAATCGGAACTGACACGCATCGGCATAGCGCCGGAAGCAATTTGTAATCGTTACAAGGTGGATAGCATTGCAGAAATCACAGAGGGAATGTTCTCGACCGTGATGAAAGCATTAAATAATTCTAAAACTAAAGGAGAATAATACTATGAATCGTGTAATTTTATCAGGAAGATTAACTAAGGACCCGGAGGTCAGATATACGGATGCCGGAATGTCTATTGCATCATTTTCATTAGCTGCAGACCGCAAATTTAAGACTAACGACGGAGTGACCGCTGACTTTATCAACTGCAAGGCATTCAAACAGACCGCAGAATTTATTGAAAAATATTTTCACAGGGGCGACGGAATCGAGCTGGAAGGCAGAATTCAGACCGGAAGTTATACCAATAAAGACGGAGTAAAAGTATACACGACCGACGTAATGGTTGACAATGTGGAATTTCCAAAAGGTAAGGCCGCCGGAGAACAGGCACAGACAAACCGACCGGATCCCGGCAAGGCGAAGAACAATGAATTTATGAACATACCTGATGGCGTAGAGGACGAGGGAATGCCGTTTAACTAGGAGGAACATCATGCTGACGATACAAATTGATTCTCGCGAGAAAGCGAGAGCTATTAAGAAGATCGTGGCAGAGTTCGACCGCCAACGAGTGAAGCACTATATATCGAAATTATGGACCGGGGACTATATGTCCCTGGATAACCCAAGAGTGATAATCGACCGTAAGCAAAATCTATCTGAAATATGCGCGAATGTCTGTCAAGGACACGACCGCTTCCGCCGGGAGCTAGTGAGGGCTCAGGAAATGGGCATTAAATTAATAATCCTAATCGAACACGGTCCGGATATAAAATCCATTGACGATGTGGCGAGCTGGCAGAACCCAAGGGGCAAGATACGCATTCCGGATAAAATCGAAACGGATCCAGCCGGCAACGAATACTGGATAGCCGGAGGATGGCGAGAAACGAATGCAATGACCGGGGAAACGCTGGCAAAAGTGATGCAGACGCAGGAACGGAAATACGGGTGCGAGTTCGAGTTTTGTGAGAAAACTCAAACCGGGAAACGAATCATTGAACTGCTGGGAGGCGACACATGACCAAAGACGAAATAAAAGCAATCGTGTCTGTCCCGGAAGTGCTGGAACGGTACGGGGTAAAAGTCAAGCATGGCCGATGTAATGGAATCTGTCATGGCGGTACGGATCTAAATGCCAAAGTAAGCCGGGATTTTTATTACTGCTACGTCTGCGGAAAAGGCATGGATATATTCGACCTGACAATGCACTTTGCTCAATGCGACTTCCGGACGGCGTTTGAGTTGCTAGGCGGAACGGATAAGCCATCATTCAAGGCCAAAACACTGGCAGAACAGGCACAAAGGCGAGCCAGACAGAGGATTGAAACCGAACGAATAGAAAAGGCTGAATTAAGGCGAATATGCGACTACATCACGGTCTATCAGAATTTGATAGCAGAATCCGAGCCATTATCGGACGAGTGGTGCTGGTATCAGAATAAATTGCCATATGAATATCACAAATTGGAGTGCCACATGGAGAGGAAGTGATAAGAATTGCAAGAATTAAACAGTCTGGATGCCGACAGTATCCTATCGGACGACATTTTGTGCGAGGTATTCAGCGAAGAGGATGAAATATACAAGGCAAGGATGCTCTTATCCCTTACCGACCGGGCCGATGTACTGGGCGTAAAGACTAAATTTACTAAGCTGGTGACCGCCTATAAGAAAGCCAAGGCAAAGTACGATAAAGAAAACGCTCCGGCGGTTATCCATGATTCGATGGAGCGCATGACCGACTTCGGCCACACCAAGATAAACGAGATGCAATGCGGAAGCTGGATAGCCAACGGAAACGGCGTGAAGACATTTTCCCCATTCAGCGGCGAGATCATAGCCTGCTACCATCCGATTTTCCCGACGCAGCGCCTGATTAATGTCGAAACCGGCAAGGAGAAAATCAAGCTGGATTACAAAAAGGGGAACCGCTGGAACAACATCATTGTTGACAAAGGCGTTATTGCTTCGGCAAACAAGATTGTAAGCCTTGCGGATTACGGCGTGTCAGTCACATCCGAAACGGCCAGGAATTTGGTTAGGTACTTATCGGACATTGAAAACTACAACATCGACACGATTCCGGTCCAGGTGTCCACCTCAAAGCTGGGCTGGGTAAATGGAGAGTATATGCCATACGGTTGCAGTACGATATTTGATTCGGAAACAAAATATAAATCCACATACGAGGCAATCCATGAAGAAGGAAGCGAAGAAACATGGCTATCCCTTATCGGAGAAGTGCGCAAGACCGGAAGAATTGAGCCAGCGTTTTACATGGCCGGGAGTTTCGCATCTGCCCTGGTCGAGCCATTAAACGCATTGCCATTCATCGTCAATCTGTGGGGTGATACCGGAAAAGGAAAGACGGTCGCTATCATGCTGGCCGCTTCGGTATGGGCGAAACCGGATGCCGATTATATCACGGATCCCAAATCGACCGTAACGGCATTAGAACTCCGGCTGGACTTTCTCAATAACTTTCCATTCCTGGTGGACGATATGGCGCAGCTTAAAAACAAATATGGCGGAGATTTTTCCGAATTAGTCTATATGCTCTGCTCCGGACACGGTAAAGACCGGGCTAATGCGAGCCTGGGACTGAATAAGCCCACATCGTGGAAAAACGTAATCCTGACCAATGGAGAACACTCACTTGTGACGGAAACCATGCAGGGCGGCGCAATCAACCGAATTATTGATATTGAAATGGGGGACGGTTATATCTTCCCGAATGGTAACGAGGTGGTGGAATCGCTCAAACAACATTATGGCCACGCCGGGCGGAGATTTATTGATGCGATTAACCAGATGGGATTTGATACGGTCCGGGAGATTCAGCAGGACTTCCTGCGACAGATTAACGAGCTGGCCAAAGAGCAGGGAGTGGAGAAGGAAGAAAAACAGACTTTACCGATGTCTATTCTGATGGCTGCCGACATGATCGCAACAGACCACATCTTCCGGGATGGAATCTATTTAGACCTGAAGACCTGTGTTGACATCTTGAAGAATAAAGGCGAGGTGTCGGAGAATGAGCGGGCGTATGAGTTTATCCTATCGGCCGTATCAGTCAATACAAATAAATTCTTTAAAGAGCGACACGATGTTGTCGGCGAGGTGTGGGGAGTTATCGAGGACGAGTATGTAATGATTATATCCAACATATTCAATGATATGTGCAAGGATGGCAACTTCTCCAGTAAGTCATTCCTGTCCTGGGCGAAGAAGAACGGCCTGATCCAATGTGATAGCGAGGGGAGAACCGCCAAACTGAAAAAGATTAACGGAAGCAAGACCGGGAGTCGATGCGTATTCCTTAAACTTCCGTCAGAGGGCCAAGAGTTTATGACCGTATCGGACGGTGAAGAAGATACCTTGCCATTCAATAAAAAATAAGCTGGTAACCGAGTAACCGGGTAACCGAAAAAAACAACCACCCTGTACTAGAAATTAAAAAATTGAAAAATTTTAAAAAAAACATCTTGCGCGTATAGGGGCTAAAAAAACCGGTTACCCGGTTACCAAACTCTGAAAGCTATATATAATAAGGCTTAAAGTGGTAACCAAGAGTTTAAAAAAGTCGGTTACCGTACGGTTACCAAGTCGAAAAATGTGTTACCGGAAAGGAGTATTTATATTTATGTCTGAAAAAGAATCTATATATAAGACTGTTAAAGCAATATATTCCGAATCGTATCTGTTGTTTGAACGCATGATGACGATGGATAGGACGGATGCGAACTCGGAAGCTGCATATGAGGACGGCTTGAAACTGTTAGAAAAGTACAAGGAGCATAATAATACTGTATCGGAAATGATGGCTTTCATCACGCAGCAATCCGACAAGGCGAATCGGGGAGGAATAATCAAATGAAACTATATAACGTATACGAATCCGGGGTACTCATCCCCGAGCTGACCAAATGCAGACGCGGCGCAATAACCAAATACTTCGGCTACACGATAAAGACAGAGGATTTTGTCGGAAAAGACATATTGATGAAAGGCATATATAAATTTGAGGATGCCGGGGAAGTCGAAGCTAAAACGCCGTTTGTGTGCAAGGTAAAGCGGGATGATCCATTTTGGGTGAATTGGGACAAAGCCCGGAAACGGCTGAATCCGAATGCGGAGGGATTAAAATGACCAACGCCGAATTAACTGACCTGAAATACGAACACGAGAAGTTTGAGCGTGACCAGGAGCGCAGGGGAGAATGGATGGATAGGCATCAGGACGATGCGGAGGGGGAAGCATGAGGCTACCGGGGTTTTATAACGAGGATTGCATGGTTGGGATGGCGGAATTTCCAGATAAATATTTTGATTTGGCCATAGTGGACCCGCCTTACGGAATAAACATAAATATGAACATGGGGCTCAAAAAGGGGATGACGAAAAAGCGAAAGCAAAAAAAATGGGATAACGCAATTCCGTCAGCTGAATACTTCAATGAGTTATTCAGGATAAGCAAGAACCAAGTTATATGGGGGGGGAACTATTTTCCACTTCCTACAACAAGGTGCTTTATTGTGTGGGATAAAGGAGAGTCAATGTATGGACGGAGTTTTACCGAGTGCGAGATGGCATGGACATCATTTGATGAAAGCGCAAGAATTTACAAGCTCAACCCGATGGACATAAATCGCTTCCATCCCACACAGAAGCCAATAAAGCTATATGAGTGGACATTGAATAAGTATGCGAAACTTGGCGACAAAATACTTGATACACACGTCGGAAGCGCATCAAGCCTGATAGCTTGTCACAATCTAGGATTTGAATTTACCGGATTTGAATTAGACGGGGAGTATTATTACAGTGCAAAAAACAGGTTAGATATGGCGATGGCGCAACAGGATATATTTAATTATATTGATAGACCAACAATTGAGGAGAAGTTGGCTTATTCCGAATAGAAGGGAGAAAGCATGACTAAGAAAAAAGAATGTGATTGGTGCAACAAGGGTTATAGATTTGAATTTAATTGGATAGACGATGAGGGAAACGCAGTTGTAACAGAAGACAATATGGTTATTGGTGGTATTGCGTATTTTTGTCCCGTATGTGGTAGAAAGTTAAATGCGAATAAGGAGGAATAACATGAACGAAGATAGAGGATGTGAGTTTTGCAAGTTTGAGGGCGTGGATAGCGGATTGTGGCCGTGTAAGGAATGCAGATACAATGCGCCGGACAATTTCCAGCCGAAGCCGAAAAAGACTAATTTCGAATCACTCACGGAAAGCCCGGAGAAGCTGGGGAATTTTATTAATCGAATAACATATAAGTGTATAGCAGGAAAGTGCATGGAGTGCGAAATATACGACGTGTGCAACCATGAGGGATGCGACGAACGCACGACAGAGGAATGGCTAAATCAACCAGCAGAAAGCGAGGGGGAAAGCAAATGATGATGATTGATTGCAAGGAATGTGCGTATTTCAATGATAAAACAAAACGTGGACTTTGCTTGACCTGCATCGGCGGGAGCAACTTCATGCCAATCAAAACCACTCCGGCACCTGACAACATAAACCCATCCCATTACCGTCAGGGTAAAGTAGAGTGCATCGATGCGCTAGAATCCGCCACAGTCGGAAAGGTAGGCATCCGGGCGGTATGTGTCGCAAACGTCATAAAATATCTTTGGAGATACGAGGACAAGAACGGTCTCGAGGACATCAAGAAAGCCAAATGGTATCTGGACAAGCTGATTGAAACGGAGGAAACCAACAATGCAGAGTGACATCAAATTTATAGCCGACCACTACGGCCTGGACACGCAGCTAGACAAGGCGATTGAAGAAAACGCAGAACTGATTGTGGCGATTCAGAAACTTAAACAGGCAAGAAAAAGCGGAACGCTGGCTGAAATCCGAAAAGCAGAAGAAGCCGTAGTTTCGGAGCTGGCAGACGTCTACATAACATCAACGGAACTAAAATACCTGATGGAAATTAATCACGCGGTCAACACGGAAATAGAACGCAAGATTGAGCGACAGTTGGCACGGATTGAGGAGGGGGAATGAGTATGAATAAGCTGAAATTAATACAAGGGCTTCTGGAATTGGTGGAAGAAGAGCGTATACACAAAGAATGGATTGATGCGGAAATAAAGAAACGGCGCGCAAGAAAGCTTGAGGGCGTAAATGATATTCCCTGGTGGGAAGAAGAAAAGTTTAGAAACGCAAGGATGCCCAACAAAGCACTGACGGCGGATGCATTGCGGATTATCGCAAGACTTAGCTTCCATATGGCTAATGGAAAGACGGAGGATAATAATGAGTAGACAGATAAAGTTTCGGGCATGGGAAAAGAATCTTAAGGAGATAATTCCGGTTTACAATATTAATTTTGAAACAAAAATGATGAATTGTAATGGGTATCCGTGGAGATGCCTTGACGAAATTGAACTAATGCAATACACCGGCCTGCACGATACGAACGGAAAAGAGATTTATGAGGGGGACATTGTAAGCATTAGATTCTTCGATGAACAACTTGAGACAATGACCGTAGTCTGGTCGGAAGAGGCATATGGATTTAGATTCCGGTGTGAGCATAACGGATTGTATCATGTGTCAAACACAAGGATGCACGTAATCGGCAACATCTACGAAAACCCAGAACTAATCCAGGAGGACAAACAATGAACGGAGGAAGAATGAACGGAGCAACATTAAGGTTTTTATTAGACCTTGTGAAAACGATGGAAGAATTAAAGGATGACCCGAATAGAGATAAGTTTTGTGTGAACTTTGACGAAGAGTACGCAAAGCTAAAGAAAAAGTTAATGGAGGAAAGCTAATATGAAAAAATGTTGCGGAACGTGTATATATAGCCTGAAAGACAGACAAGGAGATTTCATCTGCGGAAACGAGGAGTGCGAGAACTACGGAGTGCATGACGGTGGGCACGACGAAGGGTGCGAAGATTGGGAGGCGAGGGAATGAGTGATTTAATCAGCAGAAAAGTATTATTAAAGGAATTAGAAAACGAAGACAGCCCATATTAAACAAGTGTAGACATTGAAGATGAAGATGCCACAAAGGATATAATCGAAAAGACACTTAAAGCATATGGGACAATATTGAGAGAAATGATTAATAACCAACCTACCGTCTATGATGTGGATAAAGTGGTTGAAAATCTAGAAGCGATTACGAGTAACATAATAAATCATGAGCATGAAGAATTTACCGAACAAGAAGTGTACGGAATGTTAGTTTATTTTATAGAAACTGTAAAAGGTGGTGGAATAGATGGATAGACCTGAAAAACTAGACGCATGGTTTCGCATGGCGATGAAGGAAATGAGAAGAAATAGTTATAAGGACTTGATTGAAAGTTGGAATATCTTAGAGGAAGAATGTAATGATGTTGAAAACTATATTAAAGAAAAACTTGGTGTTAGTTTGTAGGAAAGGAGTTGTCAAGGATGAACAAACAAGAAATTATTGAAATGATACAAAAAACTGAATCTGCTACATTTAGAATTGACGGACTAGGTGAAACTACTATAGCTACCAAGGAATTAAAATTTTTGATTGAGGCTAGGGAAAAGCAGATACCAAAGTCTGTCATCTGGACACCTTCACATCAATCCTACTTTTCAGCAGGTGACGAAGCTGAACCCTTATGTCCATCGTGTGGAGACGTACTAGAAGATGACCAAAGGATATGTCTTGAATGTTATCAGATTTTAAAGTGGGAGGGAAAGGAATGAGCGAATATAAAGGATGTGAGTTTTGCAAGTACCAAGACAAGGACGATGATGAAATGCCATGCGTGGAATGTTCTCATGCGTATTCGAGTGAATTCGAGCCGATTCCACCCAAAACCAACGGCGAGGCTATCCGGGAGAGTAACGAGAGTTTGGCGGAGTTTATTGATAAAGCCACGAACGAAAGCAGAGATGATTGGTATCCGGTTGGATGTAGAAGTTGCATATACTACAAAACACACCATACAGATAAAACAAGTAAATTTTATGAATGTGGAGATTGTTGTTGGAAAGATGGTATCTTAGCGTATTTTAATCAACCAGCAGAAGAAAAGGAGAATGAAGAATGAAAACATTATCAGAATTTTTAGAGGTGCCCGAGGGTGTGATATTTTACTTCAACGTGAGTGATTCAAAATATAAAATACTTGATAATAAATTATTAGTTAATAGTGTGAGAAATCCGAATTGGTCTGAAACCTCAGTATTTCTTGATAAATTATTGGAGCGTGAAATCATGATACCAAAACAATTTACGGAGGATGAAAAGGTAATTGCAAGAAATCTTCCAGAAGAATATGAGTGGATTGTAAGAAATAAGAATGGAGATTTAAACTTATTCACTACTAAGCCAATAAAACACGAGGATAGATGGGATTTGAGTGCGTATGGAGGATGTGTATGGTTTTGTCTTTCTGGGCTATTCCAATCCATCCAATGGACTGACACCGAGCCGACACTGATCGCAGATATCTATAAATAGAAAAGGAGAGCAAATCATGAAAAAAGGAAGAACGGTAACTCAGGAACAGATTGACGATTTAATTAATACGGCGATGGTCGTAGCGGATGTAGCGTTTGATAAGTGCCTAATAGTAACAGTACAACTTGAAAATGGATTTATATTGACCGAATCAAGCGCCTGCGTAAGCCCGGAGAATTTTAGCGCAACAATAGGATATGGAATATGCATGGATAGAATCAAAAACAAACTGTGGGAGCTAGAGGGATATAAGCTGCAATGTGAATTATCGGAGGAATAGCATGACCAATATAATAATAGGCTTACTAATCGGCTTAGCAGTCGGGGCATCGGCCGGGATAATCATTACGTCGCTGATAACGCTGGATAACGATACGGACTATTGGGATGATTGAGTGTGTGGTTATATAGTCCGGAGATAGCGAATCTGATTGATTGCGATAGGCAAATCGGGATTGTGTAGGGTTAGTCGGTACAATGTAAGGGTAAATAATCAAATGGCTTAAATGGGCAAATTATGAGCATAAGGGGGTTTATATTGACAAGGGAAGAACTCAAACAGATATATTACATCAACGATGAAATCAAAATGTGGCAACGGGAATTAGAACGGATGCAATGCCAATCCCTCGTTAAGGGGCAAGTGCTGACCGGGATGCCGTTTAATACCGGGATATCGGATTCGACCGGGAATACTGCCATCGAGATGGAAACAGTCCGGGAGATAATCAAAGGCAAGTTAGCAGAGATACAGTTGCAACGCGGGAAGATAATGCATTATATCAACAGTGTGCCGGATAGCCAAATGAGGCAGATAATGTACTTCCGCAACGTATCATGTATGAGCTGGAATCAAATTGCAATGGAACTAGGTGGATATAATACGGCGGATTGCATACGGAAAACGTATGATAGATACTTCAAAAAGGACATGGTTAAAACATAAGTTGTCCGTTCTGTCCGTTCTATATCGAGTATAATGTTAATATAAAGAGATTATCACAAGGGCGCTCATTCGTGGGTGCTCTTTTTGTTGCATTCATAATCGGAGTGCACTTGAAACCCAGAGTGTGCTCCACCTCCTTAATCGAAAGGGAATCAAACCATATGAAACGCAAAACATGTGTAAGATGCCCGCATCTGGCATCAAAGCAATGCGGGAAAGTAATTAAGCAGAGGATGAGTAACGGGGCGATTCGGTATATGAGCGTGCCGGACGAGCGATGTGTTGAGAATAAGCTGAAATAAAATTATGGTGAGATAGCTTTATGCTATCGGGTTGGGTATCCCAACAATGCACTAGAGGCGGGACTGTGCGGGATACATGTTGTGACCCGAGAAGGGATAATACATGGATATTAAATTAGATATCATTAAACAACACAACAATTACATGGTAGTACGGATTGGTGGAGCCTATCATCAGCACGCGCATCTCAGCACCTACAAAGGCTGCCAGACATTACTCCGATGCATCAGGGATAACAAGATGCCGTATAGCAGCTACCTGATGGGATCGTGTCGCAGACTGTTGAGTGATACGGAGTATGGACAGTTAAGGGAACGAAAGCAGATGTATTATAACAGTCAAAAAGGTATTAGAAGATAAATATACAAAGTGAAGGAAGGTGAGGTGATGGCGAATCCGGAGAACTTAAAAGGAAAAGGGTTTGATTCTCGACCAACGAGCGAGCTACGAGAGATACAGCGCAAGGGATGCGAACAATCCGCCAAGGTCAGGCGAGAAAAAGCAGACTTCCGAAAGGTCTTAAACGCCTTATTAACCGCCAAAATAGACAGTCCCGATATAACCCCAATGCTTGAAGCTATGGGCGTTAAAAGCACAGTGGAAAGCGCCGTGAACGCGGCCATAATAAAAAAGGCAATGGAAGGCGATGTAAAAGCATATACGGCTATTCGCGACACAATCGGGCAGACGGTCAAATCAGAGATGGAACTGGAAGAACTGCGCATCCGTAATGAGCGCGAGAAATATACAAACGATGTAATGATGGGCAAAACGGATAACTCGGAAGGAATCAAGAGCTTCCTGAATGCAATTAAGCCATCGCAGGACGATTTGAGCAGCCTGTTTGACGATGACACGGAGGTAAGCGATGAGGAAACCGCGCAAGCCGACGACGTTTAATTTCAAGCCATTCAGTAAGCAACAGTTAAGGCTCATGAACTGGTGGAGGCCGGGGATAAAGTCTGCAGAGAATGATTTTGTTATTGCTGATGGATCTATCCGGTCCGGTAAGACAATCGCCTGTATTTGCGGATTCCTTCAATGGTCACAAGAGTTATACTCCGGGGAATCATTTATCCTGGCCGGCAAGAGCATGGGTGCACTCAAAAAGAACGTGGTCAAGCCAATGCTGCAGATTCTTGAAGCATGGAACTGGCCGTATATATATATCCGTTCCGGTAGTGATGCCCATATCGAAGTAGGTACCAATACTTATTATTTATACGGAGCCAACACCGAAGCATCGCAGGATGCCTTGCAAGGTTTAACGGCTGCCGGAGCTTATGCGGATGAGGCCGCTTTATTTCCACAGTCATTTATAGATCAGATGATAGCCAGGTGTTCCGTGGATGGCGCGAAAATATGGTTGAACTGTAACCCGGAAGGGCCGTATCACTACATCAATGCGGAATTCATATTAAAGGCTAAACAAAAGGGCGTGTATCATCTGCATTTCACAATGGATGATAACTTGACATTAAGCCCGGTCAAGAAAGCGTTTTTCCACAATGCATTTACGGGCGTGTTCTTCAAGCGCTTTATTTTAGGTTTATGGGTAGCCTCCGAAGGATTGATCTATCAGACATTTGCCGACAATGTGGATAACTATATAGTCGATGATGATTGGCTGGCCGCTAACCCGATTCAGTACGGAATAATCGGAGTGGATTTCGGCGGAACGAAGTCGGCCCATTCATTCACGTTTACCGGATTCACTTATGGATACAAGGAAGTCGTAACCATAAAGGAGTATTACCGGAAGGAACGCATTAATCCAGCCCAATTAGAAGCGGACTTCTGCGACTTTGTACGCCAGGTACAGATGAAATATAAGTGTTATGAGGCATATTGTGATAGCGCGGAGCAGACATTGATATCTGGACTGGAAGCGGCGGTAATGAAAAACAGAATCAATATTGACATAAAGAACGCGATCAAGGGTTCAATCAATAACCGGATCGCTTTTTATAACTCCATGATGGCGCAGATGCGATACAAGATACATAAGTCCTGCACACATACACGGGAAGCCTTAGAAGGTGCCGTATATGATGATAAGCAGGCAAACAAAGACATAAGGCTGGACGATGGCAAGATGAACATTGATAGTCTGGACAGTATGGAATATACGACGGAGAGCGTGCAGGACGAAATATTATATTTATAGTGAGGTGGTAAGCAATGAACATACGAGAATATTTAGGCAACAACGGATATAACACGATATCGGACGAAACGGAATCATATATCTTGGAATGGCAGGACTGGTATCAGGGATATGTCAAAGGCTTCCACCAGTATACTGTATTTAACGGCCTCGAAACAATATCGTTTGACCGCTATTCCCTTGCAATGGCGAAGCGTGTCTGTGAGGACTGGGCGAATCTTCTCATGAACGAAAAGACAGCCGTTACGACAAGTAAAGAGGCACTGAATAAGCAGCTAGAAGCAATCTTCGAGCATAACAACTTTGACATTCGGGCCAATCAACTTATCGAATTGATATTCGCGTTCGGCACAGGCGCTTTTGTGGAATACATGGACAACGGCCAAATCATTATTGATTACGTGCGGGCCGATATGATTCATCCGTTAGCATGGGACAATGGAGATATCACAGAATGCGCTTTTGCTAGCTCCCGGCAGGTAGGCGGTTTAGAAGTCACATATCTGCAGATACACCGGAAGAATGCGCGTGGATTATATGAGATTGAAAACCACTATATCAACGCAGACACCGGCAAGGATATGGAATTACCAGAGGGCCTGCTGCCTATTGTGGAAACGGGCATATCCATTCCGTTATTCCAGATCATGACGCCGAATATCGTGAATAACATCGATTTAGACAGCCCAATGGGGATATCGGTATTTGCTAACGCCATCGACCAGCTAGAGGGTGTGGATTTAGCTTACGATTCCTATTGCAATGAGTTTGAGCTGGGAAAGACAAAGATAATTGTTCCGTTATCCATGGCAACGATTCAGCTAACCGCCGACGGGGTTAAAAAGCCGGTATTCAACAAAAACGATACGCGATTTTATGCGATACCGGGCGGAAGGGAATCAGATAATAAGATAACGCATATCAGCGTGCCAATCCGGGCAGATGAGCATAACGCAGGCATCCAGAAGATGCTTGATTTATTGTCGTTTAAGTGTGGATTAGGCAACAGTCGATTCCAGTTTGATGGCGCGGGGGTAAAAACGGCAACAGAGATTATTTCCGAACAGTCTGAGCTATTCCAAAACTTAAAGAAGCATAAAATCATCCTGGAATATGCATTGCGGGGCCTCGTAAAGGGAATATCTGCTTTATTGGGCAACCAAAGTGATATCGAGGTAACAGTCAGCTTTGATGATTCCATAATTGAGGATAAAGCAACGGAGCGCACGCAGGACAGACAGGATGTAGCCATGGGCGTTATGTCGTTATGGGAGTACCGGGCGAAGTGGTATGCAGAGGATGAAGAAACCGCTAAGCGAATGATACCGGAACAGGCCGACATATTACCGGATAACCTGCAGATGTGAGGTGATTAAGTGCTACATTCCGACGAATTAGAGGGTATCCCGATTAAACTAAGCGCTGCGGTATCATCCACGGAAGATAGAATCATGGCTGATTTAGTGGAGCGCATCCGGGCAAGCATGGAAATATCAGCGACAGCCGATTGGCAGTTAAACAGATTGCGCATGCTGGGGGAATCAGATGAATATATCCGTGAAACGCTACAAGACCTATTGGGCTTCTCCGATAAAGAAATGGCCCGATTGTATTCCGATACACTTGGACAGGCTTATATCCGCGATAAGGCGCTATATGATGCTTCCGGGGTTAAGCTGATACCGTTCAAAGAAAACAAGGAACTGCAGACCATTATCGGCGCGGTAAAGAAGCAGACTTCCGGGACGTTCCGCAACATAACCAACACAATGGGCTTTGCTAAACGTGTGAATGGAAAGATTGTATTTACGGAGCTATCAAAGTATTACCAGGAGGCTCTGGATGGTGCCATGATGGACCTGACAACCGGCACTTATGATTACAACAGTATCTTAAAGCGTATAGTTGGGGAAATGACATCCTCCGGCCTGCGTACCGTGGATTATGCAAGCGGTCGCTCCTTCCGGGTGGAATCAGCTATGAGAATGGCTTTAATGACCGGGTTTAATCAGACAGTCGCTAAAATTAACGATGATGTGGCTGAACAGTTAGATACGGACTATTTCGAGGTTGATTGGCACGGCGGGGCGCGTCCATCTCACCAGAAGTGGCAAGGCAAAGTATATAGCAAAAAGCAATTAACGACCATCTGTGGATTAGGAAGTGCGGGTGGCCTACTTGGAATCAACTGCTATCATTCCTATAATCCGTTTGTACCGGGTGCCAGCGTGCGAAACTACACGGATAAGCAGCTTAAACAGATGAACGCAGACGAGAATACACCTACTCCATATAAAGGGCAGGAATACACCACGTATGAGGCCACGCAACGACAACGGCAACTTGAAGCACTCATGCGTAAGCAACGGCAAGAGATTAAGCTACTGGAAAAAGGAGGAGCCGATAAGGATGAAATGTCAATATATCGCGCGTCCTATCGTGGAACAAGTGCACAATACAATGAATTCAGCGAGGCGATGGGGATTCCACAACAGCGCAAACGTGTAACAGTAGACGGATTAAGCAAGGTTTAGGAGGTGATCCTATTATCTGCATCAAGGACGTGTAAAAGCGTCCTCTTTTTGTGTCCATAAACGTGCTTGGCGACATTAAACTGCACGGAAATCGGCGACGGCCTTACGGGAGGAATCACATGAAAGAAATGAATCAGTTAATGAAGTATAAGTTACAGTTTTTTGCAGAAGACACGGACAACAAAGACGGCGAGGGCGCCGGGGGTACTGATGACGGCGATCAGGAAGATGAACAGTCGGAAAAGAAGTTTACACAGGCAGATATCGATAAGGCCGTAAGGGACAGGCTGGCACGCGAGAAGAAAAAGGCAGAGAAGAAACCGGAATCCGATAAGCCAGAGGACAAACCTGCAGACAAAGGCACCGAAGAAAACAAGAAGCTGACCGCACTCGAAGAAAAGGTATTGTGCTATGACCACGATATCGCCAAAGAGTACACCAAAGAAGCCATTGCCCTGGCGAAAGCCTATGTTGATGAGGATACGGACATGGATGAAGCTATCGAAAAGGTAGTCAAGAAGTTTCCAGTATTCCAAAAAGGTTATAAGGCAGACAGTGACGATGAAGAATCGGAAGGCAGTAAAGGTTCTTGGGGTGAGCGTCAAAAAGGCAAATCAAACAAAGTTGACCCAGTCGAGGAAGCGTTTTTAAAGCGTAATCCCGGCATAAAATTATAAGAATAGAGAGAGGTAATAAAAATGGCACATACAGCACAGGAAAGATATTCCAAAATGGTAAAGGCAAAAGTAAGAAAAGAACTCGTATTGAAAGATGGAGTTGTATTCAACAATGATTATGAGGGTAGCCCTGCTGCCGGTTCCGTAAAAATCCCGGTAAGAGATACCGAAGTTGCTGTATCGGATTATGATAAAGCAGCCGGAATCACGGGCGCTGCCGGTTCTACGTCTTACGAAACACTCGTTATCAACAAAGACAAAGCAGTTAATGAGATTATCGACGGATACGATGCAGCAAGCGTACCTGATAATTTAGTTGCAGATCGTCTTGATTCCGCTGGTTATTCCCTTGCCGCTCAGATTGATACAGACGGAGCAACCACTCTTGTGGCAGGCGCAACCGTAGTGAATGAATCTGCACTCGACAACACCAATATTTACGGAAAAATCGTGGATATCCGCACAGCCATGAGCAAGGCAAACATCCCTAATGATGGCAAGAGATATCTGCTTGTAACTCCTGATTCCATGGCGCTTGTCCTGAAAAGCCCTGAGTTCATTTCTGCATCTTCTCTTGGCGATGAAGTAAAAGAATCCGGTGTAGTTGGCAAGATCGCTAACTTCAATGTAATCGAATGGAACGATACAACCGCAAACCTTTCCATGATCGCTGGCCATCCTCGTTTTGCTACCAGAGCAGAGGAATTTGCCGTACCAGTACACATCCAGGACCTTTCCGGTTCCGGTACATTTATCGGCGCATCCGCAGTACAGGGCCGTGATGTTTATGGACACAAGGTATTGAGAAGCGCAGCTATCCGTGCGGTATACAGCCCCGGCTCCATTGCTATTACTGTAGCAATCGGTACAGTGGCAGTAGGCGATACAAAACTGACAGTAACCGCAGAAGGTTCCAACACTCTGGCATACAAAAAGAATCCAGCTACCAGAGTAACTTACGGACTGGCTACAGCAACTTATGCCGGCACAGCAATGACCTCCGGTGCAGCTAAAACAATCGGAACTTGCGCAGTAGGCGACATCATCGAAGTTGTTGAGTTTGATGCAAGCACCGGTCTGGCCGTAAAAGTTGGTTATGTAACCCTTGCAACTGCTGATATCAAATTATCTTAATTAAGGGGGTAGTAGGGAATGGCATTTATTGATTATGAGTATTATTTTACGACATACGGCGGCTCCATTCCCGAAGCCGTCTTTTCAAAGTGGGCACGCAAGGCTGAAAATCGGCTGAATATGCGGACACTGGGCAACATTATCATAACTGCCAGCTATGCGGAAAGCGTGAAGCTATGCGCCTGCGAAATAGCAGATATCCTTTATCAGTATGAATCGCTAAAAGGTGCAAGTGGCATGATTTTGAAGTCGTACAGTAATGATGGGGAAAGCGGAACATTCAACGATGCAGAAATGACTGAAGATGCCGTGAATTCCCGGATTGAAGCCGTAATGATAGAATATCTTTACGACACGAATCTGCTCTATAGGGGGTTTTAATATGCCTAATCCTAGTTATATCGATACGGTAACGATTTACAACCGCTATAAGGCTTTAAACAGCACGGAAACGTGGTTTAGAACGGTGCTCCATAATGTATTTTATAAATCTTCCATAGTCCAAACGGTAACAGGCTCCAACATTTTAACCATGGCAAGCAGCTACATCCTGCGGATCCCGGAAAGTGGTAATTATGCCAACCGGGAATCGTGGGAAGCTATGGACGACAAGGCGGGGCATTTTACTCTTGGGGTGGATGACATTATAGTTCTCGGGGAGGTATCGGACACCGTGACCGCCACCAGCCCAAACACGGCAACCAACTTATTGACTAAATATAAACCGGATGCCTTCCGTATCAAATCATTTAGCGACAACTCACGGATGGTGGGCGGGCATTACCGGGTTAATGGTGTGTAGTATGGGGATAAAAACATCATTTTCGTGGAATAAACCGATAAGCACTATTTCCAATTTTACAACCGGAGGCGACAAAACGCAGTTATTTATGGCAAGTGAGGCAAAAAAACTCATGGAGCCATATACTCCTGCGGATTCTCTGGTTATGTCCAGGGGAGCAAAGGCTTATGTTGATGGTGGCAAGGGGATTATTGAATATCCGGGGCCATATGCCCGATTCCAGTATTATGGCAAAGTCATGGTTGGCGTAACAAGCGGAAGTGCCTGGGCCAACAAGAACGAATCAAAGATTGTGACCGGTAAGAATCTCCAATACAGTAAATTTCGCCATCCATTAGCGACATCTCACTGGGATAAAGCCATGAAGTCAGCGCGCGGTAAGGATTTAGAAACGGCTATACAGAACTACATCAAGAAGAAGGTGTGATATGAGTAAGCATGAAGCCATGCAGACGTATCTGCAGGACCACGTTACCACTATTGCCGGGCGGGTCCTTGATTTCAATGTCGGGCGTCCAGAGGTGGAGAGTATTTCATTTCTTACGCAATACGCCAATAAGGATATCAAAAGATATTTGAGCGGCGCGATCCGGGAATACGGTTTCGCCATATTAATCCAGAAGCCATATTCGGTAGATAACGACGATGTCAATATGCTGGCTATGGAAATGGCGCAAGGCTTCCAGGACTGGATTGACGAACAGAACAAAGCAAAGAACTACCCGGACTTCGGCACGTCCTGCAATGTGACAAGAATTGAATCCATGCAGAATATGCCTAATTTATCCGGGATAGATGAATCAGGCACCGTAGCACAGTATATGCTGCAGTGTAAAGTAACATATTACGAAGCAAAATAGAAAGAGGGGTATTGACACATGGTATTAAGCACACTAATGACAGGCATTACACCTGACGCCGCGTTTGAGGGCTGGGTGACTAATGATGATTATGTATTTGCGATTGATTTAGCGCCGGACGCCGTCACACCTACTGCCGTTACGGCTTATGGAGTGGTACAGATGGGTGTTGAGGGATTAGATGCACAAATGAATCCAGTTACCGTAGAAAAACAGTTTATTCGTGACGGAAAGAGCACATTAAAGACTGGATCGCAGAGAAGTTTCAAGTTGACAGGGGATAGGTATATCGGAGACGACGCACAGGACTTCCTTATCGGAACAGTTGGCGCAACCGGACAGGCCGCCATTACCAATTATGTTTATTTTAACATCCTGACCGGAAAAGGCGAAAAAGGACAGATTACCATTATTGTCAATTCGGATAGTGCTGGAAAGTCCGGAGAAAGCTCATCCATCGACATTGAACTGAAAAAAGTAGGTGCAGAACCAGTAGCTTACACATATGCTGCAGCTTAACAACAATTAAGGAGAAATAATATATGAACATCAATGGCATAGAGTTTGAATTTGATTCGACAGATTATCTGCACATGGAGAAGTTTGAGCAGGCAATTGATAAGATGGGAGAAACCGAGAAGGGGCTGTCTGAACTGAAAGGTTCGGCCTTTATCAAGGGTTCCGTCAAAATGCTTGCGGATTTCTTTGAAGATGCGACTGGGGTTAAGGTGTTGGATGGAGTAACGAGCTACACAAAGGCGCAGGACTGTTATTATCAGCTACTCGACGAAGTAAAGCGCCAAAAAGACACGATTTCCGCCAAATATAACCCTAAACGGTTAAGGTAATGAATATCTTAATTGATGCCTTGCCGGAGAGTGTCATGGTTAAGGATGCGGGGTATCCGGTTGAATATGGATTTAGGGCATTTATATTGATTGAAATGTGTATCTTTGACCGGAAACTTACGGAACAGGAGAAGACGGCCAATGCCTTGAATATCTTTTTTAAGGGCGATATTCCGCACGATATCCCGGAGGCGATAGAAACCCTGTTATGGTTTTACAGATGCGGAAATGAGGCGGAAAACAGCGCAGACAAGCCCACGAAGAAGACGGTGCGGCGGTGTTATGACTTTGAGCAGGACGCCGCTTTTTTTTATGCCGCCTTCCTAACCCAGTACGGCATTGATTTAAACCAGATACCGGGCAATGACCTACACTGGTGGAAGTTTAAAGCCATGTTTGATGGATTATCCGAAGAACATAAACTTTGTAAAATCATGGGGTATCGCTCTATCGACACGGCCGGCATGAGCAAAGCACAAAAGAAATTCTATTCCGATATGAAAAAACAATATGCCATTGATAGTGAAATAAAAGTGGACAGCAAGCTGGCACTGGCGAAACGTGACCGGATGATGCTTGATTATGTCCAGAAAAGATTCAAGGGGGTGTCTGCTTAATTGCGGGCATCCCTTATTCCATATATAAGGCAGGTGATGAAACAAAATGGCCAGTGATGGAACAATAAAGATTGGTACCGAACTGGATGATTCCGGCTTAAAGAAGGGGTTGAACGATACCGGAGGAAAGGCCGCAGGGCTAGCTTCTGCCGGATTGACAGCCGCCGCCGCCGCAGTAGCCGCAGTAGCCGCCGCAATGGGTGCCGGTGCGGTTATAGGTGTTAAATATAACAGTCAAATTGAAACGTATGAAACATCCTTTGCCGTAATGACTGGAAGCGCTGAAAAGGCCACGGAAGTTATTGACAAATTGAAGGAATTAGGGGCATCTACTCCGTTTGAATTAACGGATTTAGCAGACACCACACAATTATTAATGAATTACGGCTTCACGGCTGATGGTGCTATCGAACAGATGATGATGTTGGGCGATATTAGCCAGGGCAGCTCCGAGAAGATGACGCGGATCGCGACGGCTTACGGTCAGATGTCCAGTGCGGGCAAGGTATCATTAGAAGATATCAAGCAAATGATTGAATCCGGATATAATCCACTTATGGAAATATCGCAATCAACCGGCGAGAGTATGGCCAGTCTGTATGACCGGATTAGCGAGGGAACGATATCGGTTGATGAAATAACGGCATCCATGGAGAGAAGCACGGCTGCAGGTGGTAAATACTTTGGGTCCATGGCGGCACAGTCCGAAACATTCGCGGGTAAGCTATCCACATTGAAAGATAATGCACTCCAATTAGTCGGGTCTCTGACTGAGGGAATTCAGGCGGGACTTACGGGCAGTATTTTACCTGCTGCAATTGATGCAGTGGCGAAATTAACAGAAGCATTTAAAACGGGCGGCGCGGAGGGATTAATTGAAGCTGGCAGTACTATGCTGACCGATGTCCTGACGGGTATTACGGAAAATATCCCCATGGTCATCGATATGGCGATGCTGGTTATTAATACGATACTGCAGGGATTGACAGAAAACATCCCTCAACTAATAACGGCCGGATTCGGAATGCTGCGCGCTCTTGTTACCGGAATTGCGCAGATGGCACCACAATTATTTGCCATGGCGCTTTCATTAATATTGGAATTTTGCAATCAATTATCATCAAATATCCCCTGGATGATACAGACCGGAATGGGCGTATTGATGGGGCTGGCGAACGGAATAATGAATGCCTTGCCGCAGTTAGTAGAGCAAATTCCAACTATTATAATTAGTATTGTCAATGCAATAGTGGACAACCTGCCGCTAATCATAGGAATGGGTATAGATATTATCGTCATGCTGATTCAGGGCCTTTCAGAGGCCATTCCGCAACTTATAGCGGCCATCCCGGATATAGTTATTGCAATCGTGGATGCTCTTGCGCAGACAGACTGGGCAAAAATCGGCGGAGATATCTTGACCGGAATCAAGGATGGGTTTGTTGCGGCCGCAAAAGGACTGGGCAAGTCATTTACGGAAGCCCTGGGCGGTGCGGTAGACATTGTAAAAGATTTCCTCGGCATCCATTCCCCTTCTACACTCATGCGTGACTTGATAGGTAAAAACTTAATGTTGGGTATCGGCGTAGGTGTAGAAGATAACGCGCCTGATCTCGGCGGTAAAATACGCGGAAGCATGGGTAAACTGGTAAACGGAATCCAGTCTGATGTCGGAAGTGTGGGCGCAGTGTACGGAATTGGAACGACAATGGCGGCAACGTCAAGCAGTAGTAACTCGATGGACTATAACAAATTAGGCACAGTAATGGCGAATGCAATCAGCGGGATGGGAATCAAAGTTGATGGCCGGGAATTTGGCCGCGTTATTGCCGATGTAGCTAGGGGGTGATTACCATTCAGGACATTTATTACATCAATCATTTAAACCAAAGAATCGACCTTATGGAATCGCCCTATTATCTGCAGACGGGTGATTTTTTTGAGTATGAATGGGAATATGACAGTATAGACCTCGGAATGGGTGGCAGGATAACGAAATTCAAGCGAGGGATGAAGAAAAAGGACTTGACCCTCAGTGTATTGGCTATATCAAAAGAAGCCTTTTATGAGGCTTTAAACAACTTTCATGCATATACGGAAGTGGATGTATTAAACCTGCTGCCGGGCAAGTTATATATCGGCGATCAGTATATGACCTGCTATCTTATCCAGTCCAGCAAAAAAGACTGGGAGAAGGATGAGGCGTTTCTTGATTGTACGGTAAGCATGATTTCCGAATATCCATTCTGGAAAACAGAGAATAGTAATAATTTACCCATCCAGAGCGTCATATCTTCCGATAATAAACGGTACGCGGGCAAGTACGCACAAAGGTATGCGAATGGGCTGACACTTAAAACCCTAACCAATGGACACTTTGCCGCTTCGGATGCGCGGATTGTCATGTATGGCCCGATTACAAATCCCAGTGTGATTATTGGAAACAATACTTATTCCGTGAATACCGTATTAAATGCCGGCGAATACCTGACTATTGACACGGCAGCGCGGACGATTATTAAAACGCAGGGCACCGGCGGACAAGTCAATCTATTTAATTATCGGAATAAATCTTATGACAACTTTGCAAGGGTGCTTCCGGGCGTTAATTCTGTGTCATGGGCCGGGGATTTCGCGATTGACATAACGATATACGAGGAAAGGAGTGAGCCGAAATGGATTTTATAATCGCGACAGATAAAAAGGTGGAGCTTGGTTATCTCAATATGTCAAAGACGTTGGATATCGACCTGGGGAACACAAATGATTTTGAGCTCACACTCGACCTGGATGACTGGGGCTTGAATTCGTATACATATGGCTATCTGCTATACGCAAATGGCACGGAATACGGCGGAATCATTGAAGATATCAAGGTTAATACGCAGGACAACACAATCAAATTAAAAGGCTACACATGGCGCGGGTTATTGGTCCAGAAAATCATTGAACCGCCAGCCGGTATTGCTTATAAAACAGTATCAGGGGATGCGAACACGGTTATGGCTTCGCTGATCGGGTCCGTATTTGATGGATTAATCATTGCCGATACGGAATTAAGTGGCTTTACCGTAAATTATCAGTTTGACCGATACACAACCATGCTGGCTGGGCTGGAAAAGATGCTTGCATCCGTGGGGGCCCGGCTGAATATCTACTTTGATGTAACGGATATGCTGGTCCATCTCGGGGCCGTGGCCATCATGGACTATTCTGACACATTGGAATATAGTCAGGACCATCAGATTGACTTCTTGACGCGGGATTATCGATGCGGAATCAATCATCTAATCTGCCTAGGCTCCGGAGAGCTGACAGCCCGGGAAGTTGTCCATTTATATCTACAAGCAGACGGAACAATTGGCTCCCTAAAATATTATTCCGGACTAGCTGAGAGAGTGGCGGTATTTGATTATCCCAATGCGGAAGATATGGCCTCCCTAACAGAAGCTGGTCTAGATCGCTTTGCAGAATTGCTTAATTACCAGTCGCTTCAAATGACAATCGGAGAAATCAGCGCAAATATCGGGGATTTAGTCGGAGGCCGGGAACGAATAACCGGGCTTTCCATGGTTAAGCCAATAAAACAGAAGATACTGAAAATCAGTGGGAACACTGAAAAAATTGAATTCAAGGTGGGTGATTAAATGGGGTTTAAAGCGATAACGATAAATACGGCTGCAGAAGATGCAGCACATATCTTGGCAGAGGACGATGCCGGGCTATACAGTGGATTGCTTGGAGGCGATTGCGTGCTAAATATCGGAAGCAAATTGGCAGCTACAATCGTCAGCAATAACTTAGTACGGCTTTCCGATGGCCTGCTGGTGAATGGCGGTCACTTCGGTCGTATTCCATACGGAGAATACGAGGATGTTGCCGTTGAGAATGGAACGACCGGATACAACCGAAACGATTTGATTGTGGCGAGGCTCTCCACTTCAGGCGGGATTGATACTTTTGAAATAGATATTGTCAAAGGTACAGCCACGAGCGGAACTGCTGCGGATCCAGCGCTGACAACCGGCAACTTATGGCAAGAAGCCGCGCTCAGAGAGATGGCTTTATTCCGTGTCAAGATTGCCGGCCTATCCATTACGGCGGTTGAGCAGATGTTTAGTTTGGAGCCGAGCATTAATGATATGGTAAACGCCTCCACCACAGAGCACATTGTTGGCAAATGGATTAACGGAAAGCCCCTGTATGAAAAAACCATATCATGTGGTGTTATGCCAAATGCTACGACTAAGAATGTTGCGCATGGGATCGCAAACATGGGAATCTGCATGATCGCGGCAGAAAACTCATACATGACAGACGGAACAACATATCTTCCATTGCCATCAGTCACAGTGAACACGACCTTCGTGACGGAAGTTGCCGTGAATGCGACAAACATAACGATTATGACAGCGCAGAACCGAAGCTCATACAGTGGTTATGTAACCCTACGTTACACCAAGACCACGGACTAAGGGGGCGACTATGGATAAAATAACGACAGTCAAACCGGAAATATTAGCCCTTATCGGCGTGATCGGCAGCATTGCAGCAAACTTACTTGGAGGATGGGACATGGCGCTACAAACTTTAATATTATTTATGGCGGCAGACTATATTACCGGGTTAGTTGTGGCGGGGGTGTTTAAGAAGTCCAACAAAACTAAAAATGGCGGGCTGGAATCCAAAGCCGGTGCAAAGGGGTTGTGTCGTAAAGGCATGGCCCTTGTCATTGTTCTGGTTGGAGCCCAGATGGACAGATTAACCGGAACGGATTTTATAAGGAACGCCGTCATTATCGGCTACATAGCAAACGAGGGTATTTCCATAATAGAAAACGCTGGGCTGATGGGATTGAAAGTACCGGCTCCGTTACGAAATGCAATCGATATATTGATAAAGAAATCGGAGGAATAAATATGCAGAACAGATGGAAGTCAAAAGTATTATGGGTAGCAATCATAGCACAGGTAGTGTCGATTTTAGTATTAGTCGGTGTAATTGATATCGGAGTGGGCGACCAGATTCAACAAGTCGGGGCGTTATTGCTTCAGATACTGACAATTCTCGGAGTGGTTAATAATCCGACCGATGCAGAGCAGTTATAGGGGGAAATAATATGAGCAAAATAATTTGTTTAGATGCGGGCCACGGTTTAAAGACCGCCGGCAAGATAACTTTATCCGGCATCCACGAATGGGAACTCAATAATAAGGTATGCAATTACATTACGGAAATCCTGACCGCCTGCGGTGTAACGGTTGTCCGGGTGGATGATATTACCGGGAATACAGACGTTCCCCTGGCTACCAGGATGGCAAAGATTAAAGCACTCAATCCGATTGCTTCCGTGTCAATACATCATAACGCCGGTGGAGGATTAGGCATTGAGTCATGGGTTAGAAACGGAGCCAGAGCGGACTCCATCGCCATTGCTAAATTAATGACGGAAAAGGTGTCTGCAAGTACCGGCCTCCGTAATCGTGGCGTTAAATATGGATTGCTTTACATGACAACAATCTGCAATTTCCCAACAATCTTATTTGAGGGTGGCTTCATGGATTCAGCCGACATGGATTATATCGTCACGGAAGCAGGGCAAAGAGCATACGCAAAAGGTGTGGCTGATACTCTGATAGCCTATTTCGGATTAGTGGCTGAAACAGTCAATAATGAGCCGGTAGTTGCTACTCCGGTAGTTGCGCCAGCACCTACTCCGGCAGTTGTCAAGCCGGGTATCGATGTTACCTATCAGGTGGGCAATTCAAGGGGCGCATGGCTTCCGAATGTTGTAAACGATTCAGATTATGCCGGAATAGAAAACAGAGCGATTCAAGGCATCATGGCATCGTTATCGAAAGGCTCTATCCGGTATCGTGTCCATACAATAGGCGGCGGCTGGCTTCCATTTGTAAATGACCGGACAGACTTTGCCGGAGTATGGGGCAGAAATATTGACGGTGTACAGATGGCATTGAATAACTTGCCGGGATATAGCGTACAGTACCGGGTGTCGCTGATAGGCTCAACCGACTATCTTCCGTGGGTGGCTGATTTATCGGATTATGCCGGGATCTTCGGCAGACAGATTGACAAATTACAGATACGGATAGCATAGGAGGGCACACATGATAACATTAGATATGAGCAAAAAACTCATTACTGTACCGATTACCGACCAGGCATTTGATACGACTTCGGGCATCGTGACACTTTCCGTATTAATCACCACAGACGGCACGGCCCCATACGACCTGACCGGAAAGACCGTGACCGCCCGGTTTAATCCGGCAGAAGTGGAATCGGCTGTCCTGAGTGTAGTGGACGGAAAGGTGCAGCTTCCGGTTTATTCCAATTACTTGAAACCGGCGATAAACTATATCCAGCTGATTGTCCGCGAGGGTGATACAGTAGACCCGGCGCCGATGCTTAAATGGGCAGTCGGCACAGGGCTTAAAGGCACTACTCCGGCTACCGGCGCACCGGACATCGTTACGGCGCTGATCGCGGAAGTTACGGCTGCAGTCGATAGCCTCGCCACAGTCCAATCCGCTTGCGAAACCGCCCAGACGGGTGCGGAGTTGGCTGAGAGTAATGCGGAAACGAGCGCAACGAATGCATCCACAAGTGCCGCCAATGCCTTGTTATCGGAACAGAATGCTTTGACTTCGGAACAACACGCAAAGACTTCTGAGGATAATGCTCTCGGAGTATATAACGATATTGTGGACGGAGAGGCTGGGAGAAATGCGAATGAATCAGTCCGAATTTCAAACGAAAACGCCCGAAACGTATTTGAAACCTATTCCGCAGTAAAAGCCTATGTAGTCAATAATAAAGTGGCTTACAACGGCTCGTCCTACGTCTGTATTTTGGCAAGCACAGGTAATCTTCCTACTAATGCGACTTATTGGCTACCTATTGCGTTAAAGGGTGATTATAGTGGAGATATTATCCCATTCACCGACACAAACTCATTTTATCCTACTGATGAGGTGGGGGATGCGTTGGTTTATGCTGGTACAAAGTTAAATTTCCCAGCTACTAATTTAGTTACGAATGGGGATTTTAGTAATGGGACTACGGGATGGACTCCATATTTGGGTGCATCATTATCTGCAAGCAATAATACTATGTCAATTAAAGGCACAGGCGCAGATTATTATGTTCGTGCATTTAATAACACAAGCATTGACTGTGTTACGGGCAAAAAAGTTTACACTAAAATAATGGCACGAGTAACAAATGAATCCTGTCTATTACTTTATCCTCGATTAGTTGGTTCAACTGGTGGCACGGCAATTATTAACGGACAGAGTTCTCCCGTTGCCAATCAATGGTATACTTTTAATTCGGTAAGTGTTATTACAAACCAAGCTGGGGTATTTCAAGTTGGAATTGGTCACCAATATGCAGAGTTAGCAATTGCACTAGATAAAGTCGCTGAGGTTAAATATGTATTAGCCATTGACCTAACAGCCACATTCGGTGCTGGAAACGAACCATCCCTGGCTGAAATGGATGCAATCATGGCAAACTATCCGAACAGTTGGTTTGACGGTACAGTGAATCCATTGTTGACAAGCAGGCAGATGTATAACGATAAGGCGAGTAAGGTACAAGAAGCATGGATTACTCCGACATTGTTGAATGGGTGGGTTGACGTTGGCAGTGCAGATGGAACATTTGGTTATCGCAAGAACTCATTTGGCGAATTAGAATTTAAGGGTGGTATAACTGGTGGAGCAGAAAATACAATTGCATTTAATTTGCAAGCTAATTATGTGCCATCTAAAAATAAATATTCATTAGTTGTGAGCACTCTTAGTTTTGGAGTCATATATGTTAATTCCGACAGCTCAGTGTTGGTGCGAATAAAGGGAGCTGGAACTACAAGGGTTAGTTTTGACAATGTAACAATTAGATTATCATGATGAGAGGAGAATTAAATGACACGCGTAATAGACAAACAAACAAACTTATTCATCCGTGATGATTTCACGTTTGACGAATTAACAGAAATTGGATTAGATGTAGAACCGGCACAAGGTTTCTACCATCCGAAATGGGATTTTATAACAGAAACATGGGCGGAGGGATTAACAGTTGAGGAAATAGAAGCAATCAAGTCAAGTGTAACCACAATACCATCCGATATGGAACGGTTGCAAGCAGTAGAATCAGCACTCTTGGAAATGATGGGGGTAGTATTATGATAGACTTTCTAGTAATGCAGATTCAGATGGGGCACATTACAATTGAGCAAGTGCCAGAGAAGTATAGAGAGTTAGTACGGATAGCTTTGGAACAGTAGGAAACGCCCCTCTTCGGAGGGGTTATTTTTGATTGGAATCGACCACACTTTCACACGTTAATACAAGTATGTTTAGTCAAAGTTTAGTCAAAAAATCCTACAAGCTATATTCTATCGGTATCGTAGAGGTTGAAGCACCTGACTCTTAATCAGGGTGTGCAGGGTTCGATCCCCTGGAGGCGCATTGTAAGTACCAGCTTTGGGGACGGAAGAGCCTTGGGGTAGGTGCTTATTTTTTTGTCTAAAAATGAAAAGTTACTGGATTTAAGTGGAATCAACGAGACGTTAGTGGACGTCATATGGTCGCCCGGGTGAGCGCCATGAAATAATATAAAGCATTTTTGAGAAGATGAAGTATACGAATTTATATAGAGATCAGAAGCTGCTATTTTTTGAAGGATGACGACAGCTTCATTTTATTCGAGAGACTTCCTGAGGCAGTATCAAAGCATACTGAAGAGAGGAGGCTAGATAAGAGAGGTTCTATAATCAGCGAAATACCGGATATTTTCCCTAATTAATAGTACAAAAATTGGAAGATGGTTTGTTGAGAGAAATGACAATTATATGCTTGAAGAAACCCCTGCCGACAGGATAAATGCCCGAATAGTATTTGTATTAAAACAGACCCATTACAGTGACAATTGTATGAATTTGCAAACTTTATGTTGTTAATATGAATAAATTGGAATATAATTAATACAAATTTTGAGTTGATGTCTCAAGGTTGGGCTGCAGTGGAAGTTCAAAGCAACCGAGATAAGTGAGAGGATTAAGATTGAGAGTAACTTCTGACATAAACGAGAATAATATTTCAAAGTATTATCACAGAAGGAGGCAAGAATAATGGAAACTGAACTTGAAGTGAAATTGGATTCTAATGATGAAGTGAAAAGTGATGACCTACCTGGTTATTATGATTTCATAATGGTTAAGTCTGCATTTTTTGCTTGGCTGTCCAGCAGAAAAATTAAGCAGGGCGACCTTGACAACATAATTCGTTCTTTGGACAATGCTTCCGAGCAATTGCTCCGTAGGAAAATTTCCTACGCCCCTTTATGGGAAATAACAAAGCACTCTGCTTTTGAAGATATTTATAAAAAAGCAATGGATAACAAGTTTTTCAGGATTCTGGATAGGAAAACTTGCTCCGCGTTTTTTCGAGATGGTCAGTTATACCTAAAGTTCTTGAAATCAAAACCCGTCTTTCATCGAAAGATAAGTGGGGTTATCTCAGCAAATGATGAGAACCTAACTGCGCGAATGACCATAAAAGATGCTATAATAAAGGTGTTGGAAGCTGAAGAACGCGCAATGACAGTTGAAGAAATTTACAGCAGCATAATTAAGCAAAACCTACATACTTTCGGAGCACAGAATCCCGTTAAAGTTGTTCGTACAACTATTGAATATGCTTGTGAAAATTCCGGATACTCAAACAAAGACCCTATTCCATGTTTTTGCATTGAGCGAAATGACGACGATAAAAGAATTTATAGCTTGGTGGAACTGGAACCATACCAGGACACTTCAGAGCACAATTATCATTTTGTTGAGACCTCTTCTGAAAGTGATTTCCTTAAAATGGGCATTGTTAACATTTGGAATGAAAGCGTGGAAAAAAGATTTCAAGAATGGCTGGAGTATGAGAATTATGCAAAAAAAACTGCTCAAAACTACCGTAGAGCCGTGAAGCAGATATTCCGAAACTATTCGGAGTTAGCTCAAAAATCGGCCAATGATTCTCACGGCACATTAGAAGTGATTAGAAAGTATATTGTATTACTTAACAATGACAGTAGCTTTCGTGGTGCAAATAGTTCACGACATAATCAGTTCACGGCTTCATTATCTGCGTTTGAACGGTTTTATGCCTCTGAATTTCAGAAGGTTGAAAGTAAAGCTTGTGAGTATATACATGAACAACCTGATGCTAAGAGTATTTCTCCTTCCCCACTTGATTGTATCATTGATTTGGATGAGGGTAAATCAGGCATTCAACAAATTCTTGAGGCCCACTTTCAAACACTTTACGGGTACAGCAACATCGGTATTCTTTGGAACGCAGCTCAAGATGCACTTTCGATGTTCTTAAATGATAATGCCATTAATGACGCCGATGACCTTTGGAGATTTATGCGACAGGCCTTTTCGGACGAGTATGTGCTAAACAACCCACATATCTGGAAAACTGTGCCGAACTATCCACAAAGTTATGTCGGGGTTATTATAAACCTCACACGTCATTACGGAGGAACAATTACCCGGGAACAAATCGACGATTATTTTGCCCAAATCAAGCAAGGTTCACCTATTAACGCAACAATTATCCGCCAAGGATTGCTTTTGTTTTACGCAAGTAGAACATTTATCCTTACGGAAACCATTGATTTGACAAGCGAACGGTGTGTTGCGGTAACAAAGGCTTTAGATCGACTCTTTGCTGGAGAAAAGGTTCCATACATTATTTTACGCGATATTACTGAAGAATGGTTTTCGTCCTTGCCAACAATTAAGGGTGATATTCCTTGGACGGCAATACTCTTGCAAGAAATGTTACGTTTGCATAGGAATATTGGTTATCGAATAATCTTCTCGGGCCTTGACGGGCAAGCACTTGACACGTTAGGTGCAGCAATTGTGAATGCAAAATCAGAAATAACATCGTTTGCGGATGTAATTCATCGTTATTGTTTTGAGAAAGATTTGCTATCCAAGAGGATGCTAACTGAAGACCTTCGGATTATATTGCGTAATGCAGGTATGCTAGAGGGCAATGAACTGATTTATAATTTGCATAAAGCATTAAAAGACTACCGCTTTGCTTTCACAGATGAAAACAGAACGGTTAAGATATTGGAGCGATAGAAATATGTACGGTTATAAGTGGACTAAAAAGAATGGAATATACCTCCTCGTTCCGGATGCTAAGGTAATTAAAGAAATCCGTCCTGTATTTAAGGAGGAGCTTGACAACTTTGGGCTCGATGCTCATTGGGAATATCCAAAGACTGACGCCCCTCTACTGTGGGCAGAAGGTATCAGGCGATATATATTAAACGGAGAAGTTGTCGCCGAAGCTATAGGTGGCAGCTTCTATTCTAAGCCAACTATAAATGTTAAGAAAGATGGGTTAAAGTTAAAAGCAATTAACATAGCCTCCCTCTGGAAAACAAATGAGAGCCTGATGAGAGGTCTTGAAGAAACCGCAGTTGGGTTCATTCGTCGCGTTTATGATGAGTATGCCGCGTTGGGATTGAAGTTCGTTGTCGCCTTTTCAGGAGGTAAAGACAGCCTCGTTCTTCTTGACCTTGTGGCGAAAGCGCTACGTCCTGACGAGTTTGTTGTTATCTTCAGCAATACGGGCATGGAATTAAATGCAACCCTTGAGTCTGTTAAGCGTTCGATGAAACATTGGGGCAAACTACGTTTTTATGAAGCAGCAAGTCATATGTCACCAGATGAAAGTTGGGATGCATTCGGTCCTCCTGGGCGTAGGTTGCGCTGGTGCTGTTCGGTACATAAGTCAGTACCTACAATAATCAAGCTTAGAGAGATAACTGGAGATCATGATGCAAGGGCTGTGGTTTTTGACGGTGTTCGGAAGGAAGAAAGTGCTGCTCGATCGATGTATGAAGCAATCGGCGAAGGAGTAAAAAATATAAGTCAGGTTAACTGCAGTCCCATCTTGGAATGGGGTACAGCCGAAATTTATCTGTATTTATTAAAAAACAAGATTCTTTTTAATGATGCTTATAGAATTGGTTTATTCCGTGTGGGCTGCAAAATATGTCCTATGTCTTCAGCTTGGTGGGATGGAATCGCCAATGATGCCTATCCAGATGAACTTGCCACTTTGTTAAACAAGGTAGAGGATTATGCTAATAACACAAAGACAGCAAAAGAACAAAGAAAATACATAGAAGAAGGTGGATGGAAAGGACGCATGGGTGGCCGTGGGTTAAAAGATGGAGGGAATCGCGTCACTGAAGTAATAGATGGAGATAAAATTATTTTCCGATTTTCTCGCCAGATGAGCAAATGGTTGGAAGTTAGCAAACTACTTGGTGAAATTGTCGAAAAAAAAGGGAATACGTACACTCAGTTGATGGACCATCAAAGCTACAAATTTTCTATTGACGACGATACAATAACCTATTCCCCTTACTCTTCAATGAATAGGTTTATTATTAGCCATTTACGAGGGGTTGCAAATAAAGTTGCTTATTGTGTTGGTTGTAAAGCATGTGTTGTGCAGTGTCCGACAGGAGCATTTGAGATAAGCGAAGATAACACAATCCTCATTCGTGAGGAGCTATGCATACATTGTGCGAATTGCATCGAATTTACGGGAACAAAAGGCTGCTTGGCGGCAAAATCTCTACACACAACAGGAGGGTTCGGCATGAATCTTAAAGGTATGAATCGCTATCAACATTTTGGATTTCGACGTCCGTGGCTAGAGCATTTCTTTGAGTACGGCACGGATTGCTTTTCAATGAAACATCTTGGCAACCGCCAGTACGATGCACTCCGTGTCTGGGTAAGGGAAGCCGGGCTACTTTCACCGTCAAGCAAGGGTGACAAATCGGGGATTCTTACCCCTCTATGTGAACGATTACTTCCTCTTGGATCAGGTAATCCACTTGTATGGTCGATAATTTGGACAAATCTTGCGTATAGCTCAGTAATTGCAAAGTGGTATATGCTATACGCGCAACCAGGAGAAACATACGACAAGGCAGAATTGGTGTTCATGCTTGGTGACGACTATTCACCGTCAACACGCGACAATGCAGTGACTGCTCTGCTCGAAACATTTCGACATTCACCAATTGGCACTGCGCTCAAACAAGGCATCCCGATTCCAGACGGCACGAGCTTCAAGTTTATTAAGCAAGGTTGGGATACGCCAGAAGCGATTTCTGTCCTCTACGCGCTATATAAGTTTGCCGAAGAAACTGGGAGGTACACATTCACGCTGACGCAACTTGACAATGCTCGCGGTAATGCCGAAGCAAAAGGTGTTGACCCAGTATCAATCTTTGGATTGAACCCAAACAACTTCAAGGCAATTGTGCAAGACATCGCACTGCATTATTCGGAATTTATCCGCGTAGCATTTGTTCAAGATCTTGACAATATAATGCTTGTACCAGAAAAAAAAGCAATCGACGTACTCGATTTAATCGTAGGGTAAAGGAGATAATATTAATGAAATACAGCAATTATATTGAACTATCTGCCAACTATGAATCAGTCGTAGACTTGGATGCAGAAGAACGAAACCCTAATCTATGGCAAGAGTACATCGTCCATGGAGATATGCAACGAGCCATGGAAGCAGTTTGTCAAACCATTCTTTGGGAAGACAACGACAAACGTCGATCGTTTTGGATTCATGGTGCATATGGCACGGGCAAAAGCTATGCAGCTATTGTTTTAAAGCATCTATTTGAGGATAGCATTGCCAACATCGATTCATTCCTCAACAAGCCGTCACTCGCGGAGTACAGGAAACGCTTTATAAAAATTCGCGAGAAAGGCGATTTTTTAGTGGTTTGGACAAGCGGAGCAACTGACATCAAAAGCGGGACACATCTCATGATGGAGATGGAAGTTAAAATTAAAGAAAAATTGGCTGAAAAGTTTGGCGGTAAAGCATACTATGGGACAAGCTCTCTCATTAACGCGGCCAAAGATGCAATAAACGACAAGAGCATAAACTGGGAGTATCTTTTCACAGACCTGCTTTATGGTCTTTCTGACCAGTATTCTGATATTGAAGAATTCCAACAAGCTGTATTGGATGGAGACTCGGATGCTATCCACTTGGTTAAGCGTATATGTGATGATAATCATCGTAATATGTTCACAGGTGTTGTGGATAGATTTGAGGAGTGGATAAAAGATATCATTGCAGGAAATGGGCTGCAGGAAACTGGCATAGTTTTCATTTGGGACGAATTCACCGGGTTTTTGCGCGACTGTGGAGATGACAATGTACTTCAACGCCTCTCAGAATTTTGCAAGTCTGTCGATAAAGACGGCAAGACAAAACAGAATGCCCCATTCTTTATGTGCCTTATCGTTCACCACGACCCAACGTGGGTATCGGAACTCGGTGAGGAAACATATGAGCGAATTCTCCACCGTTATCATAAATTAGAATTCCATATCACTGAGAGTGCGGCCTATGACTTAATTGGTGATTCGATTATACCTCGCCCAGGGATGGCGCATCAATGGGAAGATATTAAAAAGGATTTACTCAAATCCATCCAAAAGTATAATGCAGAATTCGATAACCTTGATCAAAGCATAAATATCAACGAACGCATGTCGAAGCTGTGTCCGATTCACCCAATGACTTTGTCTATGCTTGCTACGGTGGCACAAAACTTTGGCGCATCGCAGAGGACCTTATTCCGTTTCATGAAAGATCGAAATGAATCCTCAGAGGGTGTCGGGTTTATCCACTATATTGAGAATAATGAGCCCGACAAATGGCAGTGGCTAACTGCTGATTATTTATGGGATTACTTTTTCACTCGCGGCAGCGATGTACGAGACTTTAGTGCGGAGACCCGCAAAGTTATTCAGCATTTCCAAAACAAATCAGATTCCATCTCTGATGAGTATGCTATTCACGTCTTTAAGGCGGCATTGCTCCTCATAGCTGTAATGAGCGGGAGCAACATTAGCAATCTATATAGCAAACAGAGCCACACGTTTGGGCGAAGTGGAGCTACCAGAAATACGCTCTACAAGTGTTTTCGCGGACAGTTAGAGCAGGCAACGATTGACGAGTATCTCACATCGTTTAAGGAAATTGGTCTTCTCAGCCTAGGTGAACAATCTAATGGTGACGTAAGATTAGAGTTGCCATACACAGGAAACACCGACACCTTCGATGTTCGCCTTGAGATGACCCAAAAGAAATATACCCGATATGCACTTTTTTCTGACAAGGGCGTATTCTCAAAGGCACTCGAGAGTGCTATGTGGGATAATACAAGGGCAACATTTGGTCGAGTTTATATAGCAGCCTGTTCCTCTGAGACAACATCTCTTTCGGCTCGACTAGGCGAAATCAAAAAAGAATTACAGAAGTTTCCGTATAAAATAGGAATTCTCGTGGTAGTTGTTTCTGAAGCGAGTGAATACACGAGGTTTCAGACAAAAATTAAACAGATTGCCGCTGAAGACGATAGCAATCGGCTCGTCGTTACTTTGCTTCGTGAACCATGTACGGCAGAGATAATTGACCGTTGGCATAAAGCTATTACTCATAAAGAATTATGCGCTGATGACGGAAAAACTGGTGATGCTGGGAAGTACGATATAGAATCGAGCATGATTGTTGCGACTTGGGCGGGACCATCGGCAGATTCTCAGATTTCTGCGTATTATGGCGAAATCCAGTACACAGGTATATATGGGAAAAGCGATCTTATGAAGCGCATTGAAAAGGATGTGCTATTTGATGTATTCCCTGCTGCGCCCGAACGCCTTGTGACCGTAAATACGGCTTATAAAAAATGTAACAGCAATGTTGTTTTAACTGGCATCACCAAAGCAGGCAGCAATAATCAAGTTAACAATATTGTAAATGCACTAAAGACTGTTGAGGCGTGGGATGTTAATGATTTAGATACCCTAAAGAACCTAAGCGGAAGTAGTGTAGAGCCAATATCTAGTCTAGCAACGTTTTTCCAACAAGAATTAGCGCAAGGTGCAAAGATTCCGATTGATGTACTTTGGGCTAAATTGCAGCAACCTCCATTTGGATACTACAATTCAATGGCTGTTGGGTGCTTTATTGGGCTTGCGATTCGTTCGCTTGTCAATGGCACTTTTAACTGGTTTGACGGTGTCAATACGCTGCCACCAACAGCTGGGAATTTAGCGAGTATGGTTAATAAGATGTTAGACGGAAAAACAATCAATCATAATCTTTCGTCAGGTTCTGCTATCTGGCAAAAGTTTAAGCAATACATTCAGAAGATCTTTATGTTATCCCCTCAGGAATCGGTGAGTGAAGCTGAGGCAAGAAAATTTATCAGACAAAAAACAATTGTGATTGGTGTTCCTGTTTGGGCGCTAAAGTATATGGGTAGTGACAAATTTGGTGGCGACGAGTCCAAGGCTGTAGTTATCAAGCTTACAGACCTATTATGTGATTTTATTTATGAAACCACAGAAGATCAAGAGAGTGTCATGGCAGAAGTTCTGACACAATTCAACGGACGTGGTCAGTTACGCCAAGTGATAACAAATGCGTTGTGGGACAAATCAGCCATGCTATCGGCCTTCAGAAGGTTTATGTTTTCTAATATTGGAGAGCTTGAAACGCTGAGTGAACGGCTTAACCTAAATGATAAGGATATCTTTGATGCACTTCGCATATATTTACAGGATTCTATTTCGGCCTGGCGTGAAACGCAAGTGATTGAAAAGCTTGGAGAACTTGCACAAGAGTTTGGTGTTATTGCCACGGTGAATTCTGAAATTGGCGTGGGTGTAAAAACATACCGTTCGGTTCAAAACACTTTAAATAATGTTTTCGAGAATATGAAAGTTCCGGGGACGGTAATCGAAACCCTACCCGTAAGCTGGATTCCTGCACTTAAACAATTACGTGAAATATCCAAATCGTCATGGGCCGAACTTACGAATAAGGAGAGTGTTGTTTCGACATTGGAAGGCCGTGCTAAAACAGCATGGGAACATTTATCGAAGCCCAAATTATTGTTAGAAGCCATTTTTAATGCTCGACAAATCACGTATACTGACGATGAATTAGAAGAAATCTACACCGCTCTAAAACAACAATCCTATGAAACCCCAGTTTCTATCTTCGATGTTAAATTAAATGGGCTACTTGAAAACATAAAGCATAATCGGGATTCGGCGGCAGCGAAAAAGCAATGGCAAGATATCAGCGGAACAGCCTCTATACAGGAATGGTGTAATAACAATAATGTACCAATAATATGGTTGTTTGATGAAACACATAGTGCATCTGTGCGAACCATTAGGGCTCTTCAGGACGGCAGAGCTGTAGATAAAGATGCCCTCACCAAGGCTTTATCCTTCCTTAAAGGAAACAACCTTGCTGTTTTGCAAGATACAACTTATATATCGGATAGGTTTTTTGCTTATATTGGTGAAAATTACCGTGCTGCGTTTATATCAGATAGAAAAGTCCTTATAGATAGGCTAAAGACGAATGCAAAGCTTTCATCGGATGTCTATTCTTGGGAAACGAAAATTCCTGAAATTCGTGCTACACTTGATACATACTTGCAAAAGACGTACCAAGAACAGGCGAAAACGCGCGTCAAGACTATGTCAGATGAAGAGCTACGAAATGCTGTTTTGAAACTTCTTGATATGAATCCGGAGTTATACAACAATTTCTTAAATTAGGAGGGCGTTACGATGAATATTAACGAAATCATCTCAAAAGTTTCTAATGAAAGACTAACGCCCGGAAGATTTCCGGCACGGCTTATATTCGTTCGCAACTTTGATGATTATCTTGCTCTCGTCATCGAATTAAAAACTGTATGTGATGTCGAAATTGACCTTGCTCAGTTTACCACGGGGGATGTCCTGCCACGCTTTAAGGATTTAAAAAACGAATTAGCTATACATCCGGGAAAGCAACTTCTAATAATCTCTTTGGGAGAGTATTTGCGTATATGCACAAAGCGTGAGACTGACAAAGCAACCGCATCATTTCCAGGAATTTGGGAACAGCAACAAGCCGAGAACTCAACGACTAAATACATCATTCCCATTTTTGGTGGACGTGAGATTTTTGACCAAATCATCCCAATTCAAGATGAACGGCAACAGAGATTTATTTGGGAAGTAACTGAAGGTAACGTAGAATCTGAGTATGTCCTTACCATATACTCGCCGGATTTTGCAGATGCAGTAACAACAGATGCTATTAACCTGCAAGGGTGGCTTGAAAAATGGGTGGCTTTCTACGCAGATAAAAGTCGGAGCGCATTTTCTGCCAGAACAAAGCTGTTTCGTTACGCAGAGAAGACCTACGGTGGAGTCCAGATTAAGATTGTTGACGAGCCATTTACATATATTACATCGCTTGTTTCCGATGGTGAAAAACTGAAAAAAGCTTATGGAGATGGTGAATTCTGGAGAAATCTTGTCAAGAATATTAAGAAAGATGAACCTTTTGCAGCAACAATAAGGTATCTTCTTAATATCGGTCATGGTTTTGACCCGATGGGGGTGTTTGCGAGATTCACTGAATTGACCGACTTGGAACAAAATCTGCTTTGGTTATGGTATAAATTATACCCGACAGACGATTACTTTACATATGCGGTTGGGAAAACAAAAACTGCGTCAGAGATTCCATATGCCCTACGAGATTCAATTTTTGAATTGCCAAAAATTCCCGATGAATTTATTAGGCAACGCAAATCCGCTCTTAGAGTGCTGGATGTTACATATAGTGACGATTATTTTGCTAAACTTGACAAAATTGTCTCCCCAGAAACAAGACTGATGTTAATAACATATAAAACACTTGCTGAGCGTTCTTACGCCATAAAAACAGTAAGTGGTTTGCTGCGTTCTGGAGCCGATGTCGCGGTAGTATCAGAATTGATCAAAGACGATTATCAAGACTTATCCGAGTATTTAAGCCCTGCTACGATTTCCCCAGATGAAGTATCAAAGTACTTCACCTGGTATCGTCGTAACAAAATACTAAATCGCCCTAGCACGGATGTTCCATATAAAATTGATTTCGACATCATTGATGGCCGGAATAAAATTATGCAGCAGAGCGGTGCAAATGACAGTATGATCTTTTGGATTGATGGCTTAGGCGCTGAGTGGCTTCACTTGATAATTTACAAATTAAAGAAATTAGTAGTTGAAGTAGATATAAAGTCGGAAGTTGCGAGATCATTACTTCCGAGTGAAACGGAATATAACCACAAATGGGGGCAAGATGATAAAAAATGGGATAGATTAGATAAGCTTTCCCATAATGGAATGCCTGATGACAAGGATTATTTTTTGTGTGTTGCTCGCCAGATAGAAATAATTAATGAGATTGTTGAGTATATTGCAGAACTGTTATCAAAGGTCAATAGAGTTATCGTTACCGGCGACCACGGCAGCAGTAGACTTGCCGCACTACTTTTCCACGATTCAGAGAACTTTGCGGTTGACCCTCCCAAGAATTCTATTGTACGTTCATACGGGAGGTTTGTTGAACTTAGAGACGCTGCATATGTTTCAATAACTCCGTCCATGAAGCGTATAGATTTGGATGGAAAATCATTTATCGTAATGAAAACATATGAACATTTCAAGCAGTCGGGTAATGCAGCAGGCGGAAACACTGATGAAAACGCTGTAGCAGGTGAGGTTCACGGTGGCATGACCCCTGAAGAGTACCTTGTACCAGTGATAGTTATTTCCCGTAAAGTTGCACTACCTACAAAAACTGTTGCTAGCAAACCAAAGGGCATTAGCAATAATGAAATGAGATTACCATAATGAAGACAAAAAAGCTGTGCATTGATTGTAATGGGCAATTGAGCAAAGACGAAGTAGCTTTGTCAAAAAAAATGCTCGGCAGAGATATTGCTGAGTTCTACTGCATAGTCTGTCTTGCTGAGTTTATTGTTTGCGATCAAGAAGACCTAGTCATTAAGATACAAGAATTCAAAGAACAAGGCTGCACGTTGTTCTTATAGGAGGTTAATGGATGAATAAAATTAAAGAGGTCTTCGCTGAAATGGTTGTCCTGAAAAATCCAGAACGGACAAAATTTTTTGCAGACCTTAGTTTACCATCATATATGCGCGATTGGCTCGTGATGAAGTTTTCTGACGAGAGTGGAAATATTGACTATGATGGCGTAACCCGGTACATCAAGAAATACATTCCAAGCCGTGAGGATTATGAGCAATTCAAATTTCAAATGGTTAATGGCGATAGCGTTCGTTTTCTTGCCCGAGTTCGTGTTGCTGTCGACGTTAAAACAGGCAAGACGCTTTTTGAACTCCCTGACTTCGGAGGGGTGAAAACAGGTGCTGGCGGCGAAGTCGCCAATGACATTGTAAGTCGATGGCAAGATACCCTGCTTCGTGAAAGCGAAAACTGGGGAATAATCGACCTCGTCTGGGAACAAGATTTTTCGAAAAGACCTCCGCGTGGATTCATTAAGCTAATCGGATATCAACCGTTTTGCCCTTATAGTATAGACTTGGATTATTACCGTGATGCACGTCAGAAATTTACAACGGCAGAGTGGCTTGATGTTCTAATAGCTGCCGTTGATTATAATCCAGAAGGTTACGACACTGAAGAACAAAAAATGTATTTTCTCCAAAGACTATTACCATTTGTGGAAAGACGCGTTAATCTAATTGAACTTGCCCCCATGGGAACGGGAAAGAGTTATGTATATGAAAAAATAAGTAAGAGGGGATGGCTTGTTTCAAGCGGTACAATTTCACGCGCCTCTCTTTTGTATGACAACAATAAAAGAACTGGCGGATTGATTACGAGGTTTGACTACGTTGCTTTTGACGAAATCCAATCTCTACGATTTGAGCAACCAGATCAAATACAGGCGGCTCTGAAAAGTTATATGGAGTTTGGTGAGGTAAAAGGATTTGACACACAGATAATTGCGGATGCAGGCATTATTGTTCTAGGTAATATTGATGCAAGTAAGTTCAATGCAGATATCAATATGGTTAATGAGATAAATCCAATTTTCCGTGAAGCGGCAATACTCGACCGATTTCACGGTTTTATTCCTGGTTGGAAGATTCCTCGTTTTCATACAGGGATAATAGCTGACGGATGGGCTCTGAATACGGAATATTTTGCCGAAGTTCTTCATGTATTACGCGATGACATGAGGTATACAGCATTGGTAGACTCCTGCCTTGCTGTACCACCCAAATCTGATAAACGTGACCTAACAGCAATTACTCGTCTGTGCACCGGTTTCGTAAAACTACTTTTTCCACAGGCCGAGACAAAATCTGATATTGACCCGGATGAATTTATTAAGTATTGTCTTGAACCTGCCAAGGCTATGCGGACGATTATTAAAAAGCAACTCTGCGTGCTTGCTCCAAAGGAATTCGATATCCCTGGCAAACGCGATGTGCCTGATATTCAATATAAAAATTAAAACGAAGGGATGATATCGTGATTTACGCTGATAATGCTGCTACAACAAAAATATCCGAAATAGCTTTTGAAAAAATGCTTCCGTTTATGCGGGAGCAATATGGCAATGCATCCAGTCAATATTCGTTTGGAGTAAAAGCAAAGCATGCTATTGAACATGCACGTAAACAAGTAGCTGAGGCTATCGGAGCAAAACCGACCGAAATCATATTCACTTCCGGTGGTTCTGAAGCTAACAGTTGGGCATTACATGGTATTGCGGAAATGTTTAGCGGTGAGGTTATCCATATCATAACTTCATCAATTGAGCACCACTCTATTTTGAATGCTTGTCATGCTCTTGAAGGTAAGAATATTGAGGTCACATATTTGCCAGTTGATAGCAATGGATTTATTTCACTTAGTGATGTGATGGCCAAGATTACACAAAATACTAAACTAATTTCAATAATGCTCGCCAACAACGAAATCGGAACAGTTCAGCCAGTAGCGAAAATCGGGCAGTACCTTCACGATAAAGGCATTCTGTTTCACACGGACGCTGTCCAAGCTGTTGGCCATATTCCGGTTGATGTAAATGAACTCCACGTTGATTTTCTGTCGGCTTCTGCCCATAAGTTCAATGGAGCAAAGGGAGCCGGCATTTTCTATAAACGTTCAGGCATTACCCTGCCCAACCTGGTGTTCGGCGGTGGGCAGGAACATGGCCACCGTGCAGGAACCGAAAATGTGGCAGGTATCGTTGCAGCGGGTTATGCAATTGAGGAAAGCGTAAAGGATATGTTGGTAACCGCAGAACGACTTCGGGCAATGGTTAAAACTACAGTTGCAAGAATAAGAGAAAAAATCCCTGACGTTTGGATAAATGGAAATGTGGATCCGCACTTGCCCGGAACTGTGAACCTTGGATTTAATGGAGTTTCTGGAGAATCGTTGATGAACATTCTTGACCTGAAGGGCATTTGCATTTCAACTAGTTCTGCCTGCAACTCAGGAAAAGACGAGCCTTCACATGTTTTGCTTGCTTTGGGACTATCAGAGGAACGAGTGAAATCAACAATTCGTATCTCTTACGGCAAGTATAATACTTTTGAAGAGGTGGAATACATAGCTTTAGCAATATGCGACGCATACGGTAAAATTAAATCCGCTATTTAAACCTGATATTTGTAAATTCAAAAATAGTAGATTTAAGCTTGTATTAAAATAAAAAATTAAATATATATTATATAAATAATAATGGACTAATACTTGAGATAACCAGGTATTAGTCCATTTTTTGTGTCAAACCAAAACTAGTAAAGAAAAGGAGAGTGACAAATGGAATATCGGGAATTTTTACAAGCAGTCAAAGAGGAAGTGGAAAAGCAGGTACCAGGCAACTGCAGTGTGAGGCTGGACAAGGTATTGAAAAATAATGGGAAGATGTTGGATGCAATCACAGTGATGGAAGCAGACAGACAAATGGCACCTACGATTTACCTGAATGATTATTTTAAAGAAGTAGTATCTGGGAGGAGCGTCAAAGCTATAGCGGAGGAAATCATCGATATCTATAATGACAATAAGGAGAGGGGAGACGACTTGAATGCCGGCTGCCTGGATTTTGTCTCGGCAGAATTTCAGATCGTTTACCGACTGATCAACAATGAGATGAACCGCGAAAGATTGAAGGATCTGCCTCACAAGATAATCGAAGATATGGCAAAAGTATACTATGTCGTAGTGAAGTCGGATGAAGAAGGAACCGCGTACTATGCCGTTACTCAGGCATTATTGGAGAATTGGAAAGTTGGTATCGACCGGATAGATGAACTGGCAAATAAAAACACGCCAAACCTATTCCCGGAAAAGCTGAGGAGCATGAATGAAATCATGAAAGAGCTCATTAGAGAGCAGTTTGCCAGCTCATTTGATGAGGACGACAATACGTATGCGGATATTTTGTCCCAGTTAATCGAGGGAGAAAAAGAGGATAGGGCGGAGATGTATGTGCTAAGCAATGCAATCAACATGAATGGTGCAAGTGTGCTGCTATATCCAGGGGTTCTTCATAACTTTGCAGTAGAACAGAAGTCTGATATTTATATTCTTCCAAGTTCTATTCATGAGGCAATCTTATTGCCGGCGAGTGGAAATCTTTCAAAAGAATCATTACGTCAAATGGTCAGAGAGGTAAACGGCACTCAGGTACCAGTGGAAGAGATCCTTTCTAATGAAGTATATTATTACGACCTGGCATTAGATGAATTTCATATTGCAGAGGACTGATGGATCAAGGAGGGAAGCATGGAAGAAGAGATCTATCAAAGTGGTTCATTCATGTCATTAAGAAGATTTTCGGACATACAACTGTCTGTGCAGTCAGAGATCCCTAGAAAACGGGTACAGATAGTGGAGACGAGACTTGTCCGCAAAACATCGACTCTGTACGAAAGAAGAAACATCGATACCCCGGGTGCAGCTGCAGAACTGGGAAGGAAAATCTTTGAGGATTATGACAAAGAATATTTCTATGCGGTATATCTGACTGCAAGGTGTGAACCCATAGCAATTGAGTTAGTGAGCATTGGAACACTTGATGGAGCTTTAGTGTCACCAAGGGATCTTATGAAAACAGCGATGCTGTGCAGTGCCTATGGATTCATCGCATACCATAATCATCCATCAGGTGGCGATATCACACCTAGCAAAGAGGACATATGCATAACGGAGAGGATCAGGGATGCAGGAAAGCTGATGGGAATACGGTTTCTGGATCATCTGATACTATCAGATATGGGATATGTTTCCCTGAAAGAACGCGGAATATTGTAGCGGGATCATTATATGAGGATGCTTTATGGATTGAAAGAGGGGCTTTATATCATTTGGATATAAGGCTTATTTTATTATCTAGAAAATGATTGTTTTAAGGATATTAGCCTGTTAAGAGCTGCAAAAAACAAGGGATGCATTCAACCGGATCCGTATATAGAAGGTTTTGTATGCTCCAGGACAACAAAGAAGGAGTGGAAGAGGTGGAAGGAACAATCACAGAATCAGTGATATTAGAAACAACGGCGGTATTTTCAGAGGACCAGAAAAAGAGGTATGAACTAACGAAAGAATTCAAGCCATCAAAAGATGGAAAGTCCATAGTGGTCATTATGCTGAATGCAGCCTCAAAGAACATACAGGAAACGGATACTACCGTCAACAGCCTGGTCAACCGGTTAAGCTGTCCAGAGCTTGGGTACTCGAAGATCACCATACTGAATCTGGTGCCGGATATAATGAGTAAATTAAGAACTTCAAATATAGACAGCCTGGATGACAATTTTGAATATATCGAAGAGGTATTAAAAAGAGGGTATGACAATATACTGATCGGCTATGGAAACAGTTTCATAGGAAACGAGGTAGTCGAGATGGCAAAATACCGCCTGAATCTGCTTTTGGAGGGGTACGAGGATATCCTTGTGGAGATAGGGGATGATTTTAATTTGTTTGACTGTTCCCCCATGCACCCCCTTTTTGCCTCCATTCGAATTGGGGATTGGAAACTAAAACCCTACGTAAGGCCAATACAAAAACTAGAGCCAGTTCCTAGGAGTGTGAAAGGTAAAGGAACGTTGTCAAAAATCGGGCTCAAGAAAGAAATACAAGACAACACGGATACAAAAATGGAAAGTATTTGAGATAACCGTAAGGAAACGATGTATTAGGAGGGATGAGAATGATAAAACTTTGGAATGGCAGCCAGGTGGATTTGCTTGAACAGGTAAACCCTCTGTTCGGTGGCAGAATAATCCCCAGGGAAGTTATTGCAGCAGCAAAAGAAACGATCGGAATACTGGACGAGTATTATGGGAGTGACCGGGACCCGGAAGAAGACCTAGGGGGGTATGTCTGTATCTGTGAGCAGGGAATCATAAGTGAGTCAGAAGAATACAAGAGCCTATTGGCAAAGTATGGGACTTCTGTAGAGATGGCAGAGTTTACAGAACCAATCCTGGTACCAAAGAATAAAGCAGAGCAATCAGGGAGAGAATGTCAGTGGTACAGGCAGTTGTTCATTTTGTCGAGTGATTTTGCGGTTACCATGATATATAAGGATGTGGTCTCTTAGTCAGAGGGACACTTGTTATCAGAAAGGTGAGGGAGTGATTAATATGTGGCGAAAGATAAGAATGTGTCGGGATAGGAAGCTACTGAATCGGATAAGAGGGAAACAGCAACGTGCTATGCTTACATTAATGGAAGCCATAGAGGAATGATTCAAAAGATGTGTGGAGAATACAGGCGGAATGTGCACAAGAGCAGAATAGGAAATATAAGCTGTGGATTCCGGTAACAATGGACTAGGATACGGAGGTATCTGATTTAAAATGATAAGAAATCAGAGGCCTCTCATTGTTTTGAAAAAAACTGAAAGGTAACGGAGCTGAAAAAGATGTTTGGTAATGCAAGATATATGACGAGGGGAGTACAATGCGAAATACCTGTAGACCTGCAGATTTTTCTGTGGAACTGCATTGAATCATTGCAGGGAGAGAAGGAACTGGATTATTTACAGGTATTTGCACTGAAGAAAGAAAAAGTTGACGGAGTATTTCTTCAGAAGATAGTACATGAACAAGAGGTACCAGAGTACAGCAAGACACACTGGATAGACGCAGTAAAGATTGTTGAATCGAAGATATTTGTCATTGATGACGGAGATCATTCGACAATGTTACTGGCGGGAGAATATTGATGGAGAAGAAATATTAATGAAAAGAATATTGGGTATTATAGCTGTAGGCATTCAATTGGTGTCTGCAACACAAAAGGCGGCAAAGGAATCAGGAATCGATTTCCACAGACTATGGGCGTTTGTGAATAAAAGAAAGTAAAAATGGAATAGCAGTCAGGAAAGAGGCTGCTGTTTTTTTTGATTTCAACCGGGAAGACAGGATGACCTGTACACAAAACGGTAAGTGGTGAATTGCACACAAGGACAATAAGGAATAAATTGTGAAAGAAAGTTCCGTTTTAGAGGAATTAGTCTCAAAGAAATGAAAAACATTAACCTGATAGGTCATATTGCTTCGATTTGAGAAAAAATGAAAAAGTGAGGATTCGCGAGAAAACGAGAGCTTCGAATTTTGCAAAAAGGTCAATTACAGACTTTGCCCACTGAGGAGCAGTGGGATAACTTCGAAAACCTCTGCCTTTTTTGGTTTACATAAATAGTTTTTGACGAAATACGACGTTTGCTTTAAAATGAATTGGAAGATACAATAAAAAAGCAAATAAAAGAAGGGTTTTTTGCCCTGGAACATCTAAAAGAACCGGCACTTGCGGCACTGAAAACAAAAAGGTGCCAATAATGTCGATGGTGTCGGTATTCGAGGCTGAAAAAGAAGAGAAGAAGATGTTTTTTAACAGAGGGGGTTTATTGTGACTAGATCAGATATTTTCAATGTGTCAGAACAGTTAAATGGATACGAAGGTGTTAGGGCTCAATATAAAGTACAAAACGAAAATTTAAAGAGGATATGTGAAATTTTTACAGAAGAAGATTTCATAAATAGTCTTTCTATTGAAGAAAAAAGCGCATATAAAAGATATATAACGCCTGTAATTCGATGTTTTAAGGATATTTCAATATCTGAAAATGTAAGGATGGAAAAATCAAAGAGTGAATTGGAAAAGAAAGCGGGTAAAAATTTTGAAGAATTGTCGGTGGCTTTTTTCGCCGCATTACAAAAAAACTATGGACAAGACAATTATCAGACAAAAATCTTGAACAGAGAATTCAGAAACACGATTGAGTCTGATGACTGGATAACTGATACTAGAAAGAATATGGAAAATGCCTTGGAAATACTTAAAGAAATTCAGTATAAGAAATATTTGGCCGAAAAAGAGAAAAAATACAATAATGCATATAAGCTAAAAGATTCAGGTAAGAGGGTAAAGAATATTTTAACACAATATCTCCCGAGACCAGAGTGGGAAAAAAAATGGAGCGAAGAAAAAGAGGAGTTGATCGGGGATATGATGATTATAAGTTCCATTTGTTATCGAATGGAACTTACGTATTATCAGGTACAAGAGCAGATGGGAAAAGAATATGCGGACAGGATGAAAGAAATTCTCAGAGAATTCGAATGCTTACCAGTACATGTAAAGATTTCGATTGGCTATAATAATATGAAACACATTGATGCTTTAAAAGAGGCTGTAAATGCATCAGTAAAAGGACTTTATGATGACGTAAAAAATGCAAAGGATAAAATTAAGAAAAAGGGAAGAAAGTGTAATGATAAGAACAAAGAGGATGATAACTGCCTTGTAAGAGACAGGTATGAGCTGGAGAATGCGGAATTGGTATTGCGTGAATACCTGATGGATAAAAATGACAAAGAGGGGTTACCTGATAATTTGCCCATAAATGGAATAATAAGAATTAATAAAAAATAGAAAAAATAAGGCTGTTGCATAATTACAGCCTTATTTTTTTTACCTTTTAAAAATAAAAATTAATCTAAAAGGTAATAATTTTGATGCTCTTGTCGTTATAAGATATGAGCAACAAAAGAACTTTTGTTAAAATAAACAGCGATGATTACTTAGGTATCATCAGAAAGGCAAAAATATTATGAGGACTTACTATGATGAAACAAAAAAGGTTTTAAAAAAAATTAAAATGCTGAAAGGCAAAGAGAGTGTGACTGAAATCAGAATATTAAAAACTCCAAAAGGTACTTTGAGTGGGTTTTTCAATGATGATGAAATCCTTGCCAAATGCATTGACACCTATATCGGAAAATATAATATATATTTCACAATAAACCCGGTAAAAACGGTGCTTCTTTCACATTCTGAAAATCAATTGACTGAATACGCAAGGAGCACAACGTCAGATGCAGACATTGAAAAACTGAATGTACTTATGATTGATTTGGATCCTAAGCGGCCTTCAAATATTTCCGCAACTGAAGCGGAACATAACAAGGCAATCAAGAAAACGCAGGAGATAAAAGATTTTTTGATATCACAAGGTTGGCCAACACCAATCGTTGCAGATAGTGGGAATGGAGGTCATCTTTTGTTCAAGATTGATCTTCTGAACAATCAAGAAGGTACCAATCTCTTGAAGAATGTCTTAAAAGCATTAGATTCTTTATTTAGTGATTCAGAGGTAGAGGTTGACAAGACAACATATAATGCTTCGAGAATATGCAAACTATATGGAACCATTGCATGTAAAGGAAAGGATACGGAGGAAAGACCGCATAGAATGGCAAGGATACTGGACTGTCCCGAAGCAATAGAAACAATCATGAAGGATCAGTTACAAGCCATTGCATCTCTTTATCCAGTCGAGGAGAAAAGCGTAGGTACATGTGCGCCGACTAAGATCGACATTGAAAGATGGCTGACAGATAAAAATCTTAAGGTAACTAAAGTAAAGTCTGTGGGTAATGGGACCATATATGTACTTGAAAATTGTCCATGGAGACCGGAGCATACAGATGGCAGCGCCTTCATTATACAGTTTGACAATGGAGCAGTCGCTGCTGGATGCCATCATAATAGCTGCAGCCAGGAGAACTGGCAGAGTCTTCGTGATAGGTTGGAGCCAGAGTGGAGAAAAGCCAGGCTATCATCAAAGAAAGACGATGGAGAAAGCAAAGAATCCCAATCGGACATCCTGATCGAGTCAGGCAGTAAGGCACAGTTTTTTCAGGATAACATGGAAGAGAATTATGCTGCGGTAGAAATGGACGGCCATAAAGAAGTCTATAAAATAAACAGCAAAAAACTCCGTCTTTGGCTGACAAAAGCCTTCTATAGCAAAACATGGGTATTCCGATTGAATAGTGCACGCTTTTCGCTTTTTCGGTGCACCTGTTTCCGGTAAATCAGTGCAGGTGATTCCGATTGCCAGTGCATTCCTCTATAATAAGTTCATACACATGTAAATGTGTAAATACTATTATGGAGGTCGATAATCATGGTGAATTATCGAGATATTATCAGGCTCAAGAGCCTGGACTACAGCAACGTAAGCGTTGCGAGCAGTAGCGGCAGTTCCAGAAATACCGTTGCCGAGGTATGGAAACTGGCACAGGATATAAATCTGGGCTGGCCGATACCGGATACC